TTCATAATCTGGTCTTGGACTTCTTTGGGTAGGCTATCCAATTCCTGTTTTGTCAAAATTAAAGTTTTCATAATTTGTTTTTTTAAAAATTTACCCGCAGTTTGCTGCGTTGCCATTTGTGGCTGCCCTGCTCCGGTCACAGGGTTACGGATTCAGCCTATAAATAATTAAAATAAACTGTAAACTCTTCGTCTGTTTCGACAAAAATGTCGTTATTGTCAAGTCCTTTGAGATATTCACGCGCTGACTCGTTCAACGGAAACTTCTGCAATTCAGCTTCATTTTCAATTGCTTTTTTCATGTCCCGGTTTGTCATTGTCCAGAAGATTTTAACCTCTAAACCGGATTCAGATAGTTGGAATGTTTTCATTAGTACAAAATTTGCATTAACAACAATCCCAAAAACCAATACAAACCAATCCCGGCCAACGTTGCCAGAAACACGGCTAAAATGAATTTAATTGTTTTCATTGTACCAGTTTATAAATTCAACTACTGTTTTGTAAACAAGTCCTATTTTGTCATTCCTATTGCCACAAACCCACTGTACAATAGTTTCTTTTTCCAAAAGTCTGCTAACTGAACAGGTTATACCGCTAATATTCACATTGTACCCTAAATTTTCAATCTTTTGTACTACCGGCATGAGCCAATTCCAATCCGAATGGTAGTAAACTCCTTTTGTTGGCAATTTTTTATAGTCAATATGATACTTATTGCCGTCTGGAAAGTGGACAACGCCAGTACCACCGATTCTTGCACCCATAAATTGAGCAATAAGTTTATTATTTTCTGTTTCCATGATTAAAATGTTTTAAATTTTCCTACTTTAAAATTATCTCTTCTTAACTCTGTTCTGTACTGCCATGTTTGCACAAGTTCTGCATCTTTCTTACATGGTCTTGTTTCCTGTAAATCAAAATCTGGAAATAGTTTCTTCATAATTTTGCTTTTTAAACGCGGTTTCGGCTGTTTTAACAGACTTTCCCGCGTGAGTTGATAAAATGTATTAATTAAATAAAATAATGGCTTAAAACGGCTAAATAACAATCCGTTTTTCGTTTTCTTCTCCGTCACTGAGCAATAAAACAACATCCCCGTTTTTTGTCATTGCTGCATAGTCATAATAATACTTTTCATCGTGAAACAAATTAGTATTACACGACAAGGAATAACAGGCAAATATCCCGGAGGACGTGTAAGGCAGTCCCAAAACCATTTCAAGTTTTGCAATTGGACGCGGGCAATACTCCATTTCACCACGATGATTTTTAAAACTTTTGCCACCAAAGTACTGGCATAATTTGCGATCAACTTTTATAAAGTCCTCGCGGTTCCATTCTTTTTTTAATTCCATGATAATTATTTTTAAATTAAAATTTTTAGTTTGTTTAATCCCGGATTAACCGGGACTGCTCGCAATTTATGCAGACTTGCAACTGCTAAAAATCTTCTTCGTCTTCTTCTTCTTCCAATTCGTCTAACTGGTCTTGTAAATCCTCAAAAAACGTGTTTATTTCGTCTTCCAATTCCTGAAACTCAGTCCTAACATTCTGGCTTTTTAAAAGACTTGCCAATAATTCGCTGTTCAGGTTCCCGGCTTCATATCCCATTTCTGCGGCAAGCTCGCAACTTTCGCGCAAAGATGGATCATTCTCTGCCAGATATTCAATAGCATCGGAATAATAAATCACTTCACAATCAAATCCGTTCCCGTCTTCAACCATTTGACAAATGTCGTTAAACGCGTCTGAAAAATCAACGTTTTCTAAATCCACATAATAAGGGAGATCAATGTCAACTTTTAAAGTGTTCAAAAAGTCATGTGCTGATTGATAAATTTCTTCTTTAGTTTTCATCTTAAAATAATTTAAAGTTTTTGTAAATGTAAATAATGTTTTTGAATTGCGCAAACGTTTGTTAATAAATTTCTCCGTCTTCGGTAAAATCATATTCGTTGGCTTCAATTGCTTCAATGATATATTCATCTGAATTTTGATATTCAAAATCCCGATCAGCAATAAATTCATAGCTCGGCATATCGTCCACTAAATCCAAATTAGTTACATTGCTTTTGGGGTTTTTCATAAACTTGATAATTGGTTCAAGAAAGTCATAATCATAACATACACCTGTTAGCGGGCAGTTATCAATATTGTTTGTTTTAAAAACATTGCTGGTACGGTAACGAATACAATCATATTTGTATTCATAATCTGAATTGGAAAAATAAAAACCGTCTTTAAACCGTCTTTTTGTTACAACGCCAGAATTTTTTAAATCATGTTTTCCAATCCGGTTTGTTTTAGTCCAATGGTGCGAAAGATTGTTTTCAATCCATGCAACTAACCGGGCACCGGCGATCTCTTCCTCAATCCCTGCTAATTCATCATAAATGGCTTTTGCCTTGTTGTAACTTTCGATTCGTTCATCGCCCCAAAAATCATCAAAACCCTTATTTCTGTAATTTTGGATCGCGTTTTCTTTTGCTTCGGAAGACAATTCGTCAAATTTGTAAAGCTGAATTTCTATTGTTTTCATAATTATAAATTTTAAATTTTGCCTACTGTTAAAGGGTTTCGGCTATCCCTGTACAAAGATTAAAATAAAATTTGAATTGTGCAACATGTTATAAAACATGTTCAATGTTCTTTGCGTTTAAAATGTCGTGTTTCGCGTGTAAAAACACTAACAACACGGTTACAACTGCAAAGAATAAACCCAACAGGATCGCGCCCGTGTTGTAATCCTCTATTCCGATTCCTGCAAAGGATATGGAAAGTACAAACGAAATAAAAAGGTAAATTGTTTTCATCGTGGTAAATTTTAAGAGTCTAAAAATTGAATACCATTAACCCAAACAGGATTAACCCAGCTAAAATATAAATTCCATGCTTCAAAAAAATCATCTTCTGGATCATATTCATAAGCAGGATTTACAAATACTTCTTTTGGGTTTTTCCTTAACTCACTAACATAGTCGTTTAACATTGTTTCCTCTTCTTTCGTCATGTCCTCAAATAATGAAAAACATGCATTTAGATCCTCTTCAATCCCGTCTGCAACATCTTCATTTGTCATTGTGTTGTAAACTGGGACTGTTACTGTTGGTTTGTGGTATCCACTCCAATATTGCGGATGATCAAAACCAATAAAACCAAACTTTTTCATAATGATATAAATTAAATTAATAAATAAAATTTGTGGTTGCCGGGCTCCGATCACCCGGTAACGGATTCAGCCTGTTTTGTTAAATGATTTCTAAAACATCGCTTTCATCAGTTCCCAAACACGATCCACGCCGTACCCGATCACAATGTCGGACAGTCCCTCTCTTTCGGCTATGTCCCAAATTCTTTGTTTTGCTATTTCCATCATTAAATTTTTTACCCCGGAAAGGTTTTGCGAGAACCAATCCGGGGCGTTAAAATTAATAATAAGACGGCATTAAGTTTTCAACCCTGGAGCAGGCAATTGACAACAATCTGTCTTTTTCGACTTCCCCTTCTTCGTCTTGGCTATATGCTTCTTCAAGCAAATCCAGAATTTCAGAGAGTTTTGATACTGAAATGTAGTGTGACCCACAGTCATAATCACTTCGGTTTGTTGCCCACGACCAAATATCCATGCGGATATACTTCCGTCCAACCCTGAACTGAAATTCATGTCCGGCATTGTTACCCCATTCTTCTCCTGCTGTTTTTTCCCAAATTCTGAAAGTCAAGTTTTCTTTATCATTCCGGGTATCTTCAATGGTGTTGTGGTCGGAACGGTAAGACACAACCATACAGGGAAGGCTTTTAATCCGGCTTTTTAATTCGGAAATTTCAGAACTGCGTGCATTATACACGTTCATAATCTGGTCTTGGACTTCTTTGGGTAGGCTATCCAATTCCTGTTTTGTCAAAATTAAAGTTTTCATAATTTGTTTTTTTAAAAATTTACCCGCAGTTTGCTGCGTTGCCATTTGTGGCTGCCTCTGAATCGAACAGAGTAAAAAGGCCTACCTTGCAGCCGGGAAGAAGACTGACGAAACTAATTTGTCAATCTTCTTTTTGCAGGCCAGAGTTCTGCAATTGTTCCATCCGCATTATAGCGGACTTTCCTGCCAAATACATTGGTTTTCAGGTAGGTATATCTACCTGCGTTTTCTTTTTTTTCGGCAACAAATTTGCCGTCTTTTTCTATCGTTCTCATAATGATAAAAATTAAATTAATGAATAAAAATTTGTGGCTGCCCTGCTCCTCCCAGACCTGATTCCAGCAAAACAAGGATTGAAACCTGTTACTTTTTTCATCGTACTAATTTTTAAATTAAACATTAAATTTGTGCAACAAAGATTGACAACATTTTTCAATCATGCAAGTTTTTTTTTATGTTGTACAACATGTATAACCAGATCGCGTGTTTTATCATCATTTAAAGGCAAAAACATATATAAAGAAAACAATAAAAGAATAACCGAAACAATAAAACCCGGAGGGACAAGCTAAAAATATACCAGCGAATAAACCAGACAAAAAATGAACGTGAGTAAAGTACATTCAAAACGACAAATTTCCCCCTGTGGCTACAAATGAAAGCACCTAACAGAAGATCTCCATTCAAACAGGGACCAACACCACAACAAAACCGCTTTATTTGCAGGCCTTACAGGTGTGCTTGTCTTATAATTCATATTAAGTTAAGTAGAAAGATTTTAGCTGGTTGTTGTGTGAGTTAAATCCTTTGTCATTGCTGTGTTTTAGGCTGTGTAATGAAAGATAATTGCAAGGTTATACTATGTACTATATTTGTTTTTCAGGCAGGTACAACCAAAGCAGCGAATTTTTAACAGGAATCAATCTAAAACCATTGTCATTCCTATACTTTCTTTTCTGGAATCAGGAGGGAAAAATCGGAATCACTTTTTTTTAATTCATGCAGAAAATAGAAACAGAAAGTGACTACCCGGCTTCGCAAAATTAAAATTTTTTTATGTTAAACACCCGGCTCATTGCATCTTAGAGTTCACTTACCTCGACGTACGCCCTTAATAAGAATCCATGCTTTGTGTCAGCCATTATGTACGCCTTTACTGCCCCACCCCTATCCGCAGTATCTATATTCCATTACCCTTCCTTCGCAAACGACTTTAAACACGTATATATATTCCAAATCGTTGTTGTCAAGGGAGTCGTCTATTCTGAGTCGGATTAATTTGTCCATAAAGAATATCACACCGAGTTTAGGGTCTAACACGTATTCTTTCATTTCTTGTACTACGTGTGCAAATGCTCCTGCTGTTAGGTACAGGTCTGCGTAGTTTTTGTTTTCCATTAGGTGGTATATACTAATGAATGAGTCTTTCATAGTTGTAATATTAATTGGTTACAGCTTTCCGCTAAATCAGGCACACGATTTTTGTTCATCACTTACAATTTAATAGTTTATGTGCGTCCTGCTGTTGTTAGAATTGGTGGTATATATTGTCGCAAATGTTGTCAGGATATGCGATTTTGCTTACAGTTTTTCTCAAGGGTACTATTTTGGGCTTATTGGCTCACGGGACGGATACAGCCCAACGTATTGATAATAAAGATTGTGATAATCTGTTACCGTTTGTCAAGTACCCATTCCAGTTCTGCTATTTCAATAGCTAATTCGTCTATCTGTTCCCAGTACACGCCAGCCCATTCATAGCCTATTTCTTTGTTGATTCGATGTATCTCGTCACGCTTCTTGGCTATACGCTGTTCTATTTGTTCTTTTGTTTTCATCCGATAAGAGTTTACACGCGGTTTAGCTTGCTCAACAACCCATCCAGCATCGCATCGACCTCCTGAGAACGTTTTTCAACGGCTTCTAATCGTTCTTTTATGTGTGATTGGGTGTCGGCTATTACTTGTTCGATAACGTCGTAGAATTGATCACACGCATCACACCAGCCCTCATTGTATTTTGAATAGCTGTCGGGATTACCCCGTTTTTTGTACGGGTGTATATCCTCTATTGGTTTAATGTATTCTTCTGGTGTTTTCATAATTCTGTTTTAAACACGGCCACCACGTCCCAACCGTTGCCGCGTGTTTGTTCTGTTATACGAGTTTCTGAATAGTGAACTAACGAACCTTTTCCGTTGAGCCACTTATTTAGTTTTTCGGGATCAAAGAATCTTCCTCTTTCTACTTTATACATACCATATTTTTTTAGAGTTATCGAATTTTTTAAAGTAACCGTAGTCTTTTCTTATCCAGTCCACAAGGATATTATACACGCTGTCGAAGTCCTTATACGCAACGCTGCGGTGCTTGCCGTTGTTGTCTATCAGTTCATACAGCGGCATTTCAGCGTCGTACAACCAATGAAACGGGTCACGTATCGTATCATGTCGTACTATCTCATAGCGTTTGCGTACTTTCTTTAGTAGTTTTGTTTTCATATCAATCTAAACGCTCCATCACGCCAATCTATTTTAACAACTTCACCTGTGTCCTTGTGGACGTAAGTATTTTTCACCGGAACCATCCGCTTTGAGTTTCCATCACGACGCAACTGCAATACGTATTTGGTTATGTCGTCAACCTTTGGTAGTTCTTTCTTTTTCATAAAATATATTGTCAAACGTTTTTTTATCTATCCGGTACTCTATATCACCATTACGCTTAAAATGCGCTGTAACGGCTTCTAACAGCTTCTCACGAAGGATTTCTTTATCGTTCATAGTCTTTCAGTATTTGCATTATTAGTTCGTAATCTTCTTTTGAGTATTCCTTGAAGAACATATCTTTATCAAACACGGCGGTCGGTATGCACACGAACACCTCGTCCTCGAAGAACACGTCCGGGTGGTAAATCTCTACCAACCCACACACATATTCGGGTGTTGATATTTGTTCTACAAATTTAAGGTAATACATCAGTTCTTAAACGCTTTTAAAAGTTTATTCAGTTCATCTATACGAACCACGCAGTCTGCCAACATGACTTCGTCTTTTTCCTCTACTGCCTTTTGCGCTTGCAGCTTCAACGAGGTCAAGCGCGTTCTTATTGTTTGTCGCATCTTCATATACTCAATTCTACTTATTAATAAAAAATCAAGCTGCCTCATATTTTAACTGTTCCGCTTTCTGTATAGCATCGTTAAAGTTACGAATTGCTTTTTGCTGCCAGATTTTAAAGAATTTAATGTCGTCTGACAACACACGCTTTGCGTAGTAAACAGTTGTTCTATCATTTCCGGTTAGTCTTGCTATTGTAATTTCATTGTAGCCACACTGAGTAGCCCAATAATAAGAAGCAAGATGACGCGCAAACACTACGCGACTTTCTCTTGTTTTTTCTTTAAATCTTTCTGGTGGAATTTCAGATGCTATACACGCAATTCGTATAACATCATCATTTGTTAATCCCCTGTAAACATTGAGTAAATGATAACCCAACTTTTGTGCTTCTTCTCGTAGTTCTTCTATTGTCATAGTTAATATTTTATACAAAGATAACAAATTGTTTGTAAAGTGTGCACTATTTTAGCCCAAAAAAAAACATGTTGTGCAACATATTTCACTAAATTTAAACAAAAAAAGTTATGGAAGTAAACAGCTTTGAACAATTAGTGAAGGTTATTATTAACTCAGACGAGGAATCGGCTGCAAAGTTAATCCGTTCATACGGCAACCAACGTGAGGAAAAAGGTATCAACGATGCGTGGGACAGGTCAAGAATAGTGTTAAGACGTGCGTTAAAAGGACGAACAGACCGTTTAAAAAAGTCCATTCTGAACTACAACGAGTTTACAGCGAACATTGAAGTTCCTGAGTTTCTTTTATATTTATCGGCAATAGATGAAGAACTGAGGTATCAAATGGAACACGCACCAGACGAAGGGAAACACGTGGCTGAAACAATACACGATCTTCTGTTTAACAAACTCGGTAACGTTAAGGTAGATTACAGAAGGATTATTCCACTGAGGGGTGAGGATTAAACATCACACAGCATTTGGTTAAAGTCCTTATAAAACTCATACTCATACCTCATATCAACTACGTCTAAGTCAGACATTTTTTCTAACAGTTCGTCTGAGGCGTTGTCGTTGTCCCCGTAAAAATAAACACGCTTCCCATCGAGAAACGGTCGGATTAAATTGTACTGTCCAACGCCGTTCAAAATGTAAGTGTTGCATTTTGGTTTCATCCTTTTCTCGTATGTCAGCAAACTTAAAAAATCTGTAAATCCTTCCCAAATTGCAACATCACTTGATTCACCGGACACAAAGCTAAACGACTTCGGTGGCGATCCCCCTTTGAACCACGTGTTTCTTAACTCGTAGCTCCCCATTGATGTTGAAAACCCGACTGCCGTGTGTACTTTGTCGGGATGCTTTCCCATAGGAAAACTAAACTCCACCTGTTTGCAGTATTCATACAACACGTGAAGGTTTATATGTCGTTTTCTGACAAAGTAATCCAATAGTTCTGTATCGGTTATTTCGGATACGCGGTGAATCTTTACACCCGGCTCAGGGTCTTTGATTTGCTGCACAACAGACACACGCCGATCATCTTCAAGAAACCTACACGCCTCTACAAATTCTTTGTGTTCCAATTCCATAACAAGGTCTATAATGTCCCCGTGTGTTCCCTTGTGGTAATCTGTCCACGTGTTGTTAGACATATTTACTTTAAAGGAAGCGTTTGCCTCTTTCCCAAACGGAGAATAAAACGACCGGTATTTGCCTGAATTGTTTACAGGCTTGTAACCGCTTCTCGTTAAATAATCAAAAATTGACTTCTTTTTTATTTCTTGAATGTCCATTAAAATAAACTTTGTTGTACGAAATCGTAGTTAGTAGGAAGGTTGCTCCAAATTGCTTCCGTTGTTTTAAACATAGCCCCTTGCATATCTACCATTGGCTTAAACGGCAACCAATCGGCTTTTGTATTTTCACATACAATCACTTGTCCATATCTGCTTTTACACCAATCACCCAAACTATTGAAATCAATATGCTTTGTGCTTTTCACATACCATTCACCACCAAATTGATAAGGTGGGTCAATAAACCAAGTCGCTTCTACATTTTCAAGTTCATCATAACTACCAAGTATAACTTTCCAATGTTTTATTTTTTGCACATCTTCTGCAATTCTCATTTTGGCTTCACCCCAAGTATTGTAATCTTTTGCAGTTTTCTTTGGTTGTGCAGAACCGCCATTTATGCAAAATCCTATCAGCCATTTTTCAACTTGAGTAATATCAAATTCATCTACATTTTGCCCTGTAACAATATCAGGCAGGTTTAAAATATCTGCTTTGGTAGCATTAATTAAGTATTCCCAAATTGATACAATTACAGGATACTTATCAACCAACAAAACGTCATTCTGCCAGTATTTTAAAGAATACCTTGCTGAACCTGCAAACGGTTCTATAATCTTCTTGTGTTTCGGTGGTGGATAGTAGTCCACAATTTTTGATTTACTCCCGTAGTATGAAAACATAGTTAAAAATTTATTGAATGTCCATAAAATTATACCCGATATGGGATAAATATAATTGTTTTACTGTTTGTTATACCCGATAGAAACAAACCTGCTTGTCAGAACTATCACTCAAAAATAGGACTTATGGTATCAAACTTCGTTCATCAATTCACGTTGTGATACGTAAACGATTCTTCAAATGTATCCAACGCTGCAACAACTATTTCATACAGTACGCCGTCCTCATCGTTTAGCATAGCAGACATCAGCGCACGTGCAACATCAACAACGTCTCCTGCAAAAGAATAAGTGACTTTACTTTCTTCATCCAGACGAATATATAACATTGCACCCTGTTCAGAAGCCATAATACGTTCACCCTGCAATTTTACGTCTAAATCTAAATCTGATACTGCCATAATAATTTTTGTGTAAAGATAATCAAGATTTAAAGATGTCGCCAAAAAATGAAAATATATCATTATCTTCAACGCACGAGTGTATAATCAAGCTGCCAAACTTCGGGTGTTTGCGTTTTAAAAATGCCTCAAACGTGACTTTAGCTTCAAAGTCGCTCATCTTGTTTTTCACGCGGTACTTGCCGTGTTTTACGACAACGCCGCGATAGTCCTTGACCGTGTATTCGATTAAGTAGTTTTTCATCTCGAAACTCTTACGATTGCATCATGGTATTTCTTGCAGGCATTTAGATATTCTTCCACAAATGGAACAAAGTGTACATACGTTCCCCACCCATTCGGACTGTCAAACTGCTTGAAGTGTTCTGGACGTGCTTTTAAATCTGCCAATCCTTTTTCCAGCAATGGAATGATTTCACTTGCTGTTATTTCACACGCATCCTCAAAAGCCCATTCCAATTCATGATTCCCGTCTGGAATATCATAACCGGGCTGCAATCGGTGTGGTCGCCACAATGCTTCGTAAATACCCGCTTCCTCTGCCATTACATTGAGGTTGTGTGTAATATTTGCTGAATACAACCTTTCGTTATCCTCATCAAAGTTAACCTTGTCGTAAGTAAACCAACGCTTGCGCTCTAACATTACGTCTAAACTCATTGTTCATTATTTATTTGTGTCCACGCAGCCGTGGACGTTTAACTTTATAATACAACTTTATTCCATATTCCAATATTTCCGTGAAAATAAGAAAACACGCGCCAAGCAACCAGTACACCAGAAAAATAACTCCGGCGATGACCGAAAGAATGATTGCTGGTATGTATTTAATTTTCATTTTACAAATATACAAAACATTCCACAACGACAGAAAACTTTTTTCATGTTTTACCACATAAAAACATTTGCACAAGTGCGCATTACACATACAACATAGTTAACAACAAGCTTTAAGAAACTCGTTGAAACGTTTTTCCACCCCTTCTTTTGCTTTTTCAAAATCTTCGGTAGCTTCCACAAAGCATGGGTTACTATTTCCATTTGTCGGGAAAAAATCAGTTACAACATACATTACAGTTTCGTTCACTTGTTGCCTACTTATCCATGCAATTAGAAATTTACGATAAAAGCAAAGCCTCGACCACCGTCCTTGTTTGTCTGGCTCATCGGTCTGGCTGTATCTCGGATGCCAATAAAAGCCAGTTGTTAACATGCCGTCATAATCCATGACTTCCGGCTTTGTTGAACTATCAGGGGAACTTCCACAATTTGTTTTCATATTATTTTTTTTTTTAGTTATTAATTACTCGGCACGTCTCATACGGCAGTACCTTTATACAAAGGTAACATTTTTGTAACAAAATATGCAGACCTTTTATATGTTTTACAACACATTTTACTATATTTGCCACAACACAAAAAACGAAAGGAGGCACACATGACGTAAAACTATAAAATAGAACGTCGTGAAAAATTCAAAAAAAGGTAGCAAAAAAATCGGAAGAAGCAAGAGAGCAAAAGACCAACTTTTGTCCGCATTTGTGCGTAACAAAATTTCCGGTGAAGAATACCTGAAAAAACGCAAAGGGTAGTATCCCTTAAAAAGACCCACGCAAAGGATTGGGGTGTCCCCGGTCGGCGTGGGTTTTTGTACTTTAAATACACGCTGACAACTTTTTTTAAACCTTTTTTTGGTGGTTAATTTTTTTTTATTATATTTGCGGTGTTAAAAATAGTTTTTTATGCGAAAACTTGAGTTACATATTAAATTGAAAAAAAATCGTTCTGACGGTTTTCGCATAGAAACATTCCACCTTCTTCGTGTAAGAGGGTGGTTTTTTTGTGTATCGACGGAACAAAAAAATATTAACGGTGGGGTACACAAATAAATCGTTCTTACCACGCAGGACAAAATACGCAAGGAACGAAGCTGAAATGAGGCGTTCAGGCTGTATAGGCGATATGGGTTAATATGAACGCAAGCTACAAAGTCCATATATTTCTTTGTAGCCGAACATGGAGGGGGCTCTACGGGCGACGAAGTGTCAAACAAAGCAAGCAAAACCTTCGTGAAGGATAAAAAAAAAGTAACAACAAAAAGAGCATTTTCATGCCCTAAAGGACTTTCTATATCCTTCACGGAAAAAGATACGAGTTCAAAAGTGTCATACAAATGAAAAAAAGCAATTACAGTTTATCTCAACAACAACTTAAACTTTGTAGGAATAAATTAAGAGAAAAGAGAATTATATTCCATCAAGGAAAACCATTATCTTACTTAAAGAAAAAACATTTATTTCAATTATTTGAGGATGTTTTTCAAATTCCTTTTTTGGAATATTGGGACAAAGTCAGTGAAGCGAAACAAATGAGAAAAAAACAAAATCTTGAAGGAGATTATGTATATTTTTTTGTAAATGAGGACTATGGTTTTTGCAAAATTGGTTATAGTAAAAATCCTTTGAGTAGGATTGAATCATTACAGAGCGGTTGTCCTTTTAGTTTAAGAATCCTTGGTTTTGTGGAAGGAGATCGTGTGGTTGAAAGAAATTTTCATAAACGCTTTTGGGCAAATAGGTCTCGTGGAGAATGGTTTCGCTATGAAGGCGAATTGAAGAAATTTTGCAAAGACACGTTTAATGGATATTACGATGAGGCTTGATATGTTGTAAAACATATTCTTGTCGGCACACTTTCACGTTTAAAATGTTATCTTTGTTGGAAAATAATTAATTATGGGAAGTTTAACTGATTTTTTTAGGTATATGCAGGAAGACCCAAAGTTTCTTGCCGACACGACAAAAACTTTGTTTCATATCACACCGAGCGAAAAAATGAAAAGTTCAAGGCGTATTTTGAAGTTGTATGACGGAGAATATGGAATTCGGTTTAACAACAAAAAAAATGTTAATACTTGAATTTGCAATTTGAGAATCACGAATTTATGTTGCACAACATACGTTTTGATTTGGTGGCGTGTGTTAATATAGTTATCTTTGTAGGCATAATAATAAACGAGAAGAAAAATGGAGTTTAAAGACAAACGGGACGATGTTGATTTAAAGAACGGCAGCATTTGTGTTGTAACCGTTGGGGACAACTGGAACAAATTGGGGATGGCGTTGGCTGTGTATCACTGGGGTCGGTTTTATGACCAGCAGATATTAGAGGACGATATGTTGCCTGTTTACGAATGGGACATAACAGATCAGGTTGTTGAATATGGATTTACCGGCAAGATTTACACACCAAACTTTGATCATGAACCCAATACTCAAGAAGCGGATTAGGGAGTTGTCAGATGCGTTGGCAGAGGCAAAGAAAACACGCCCTGACAAGGTGGAAGAAATTCGTATCAGGATTATGGAATGCTACCACATCTCAAAAATGCTCACCAAAGCCTCGTAGGGCGTGTATAAACGACTTTCTCTGTCTTAGTGGCATAATATATCAACTCTAAAATAAAAGTGGCTTAAAATGGACAAAATTAGCATTTCGGAATTAAGGACAGGAGATATTTTAGCGGTTCATAACAGGAGTGGGTTTCTTCCAAAGGGGATTCAGTATTTTATGAAGAAGTGGGCTAAGATTCGTTACGGGAAAAAGTTGGACAAGTATTATAATCACACAATGACTGTGGTTATGGTTCCACAAGTTGACGGAGTTCGGGTTGCGCACGTTGCGGAAGCCGTTGCACGTGGGTATATCATCAGGGAACTGGTTGACTTCCATGTTCCTGAAAATATCGTTGTGTTTAAACTGAAAGACCAGTTGAACACTACTGAGCGTATCAACATCTACTACGAAGCGTTAAGGTTGGCGTTTGGGAATATTGAATATGAGATAACTAATTTTCTGTGGTGGATACCTTATATTTTGTCTAACGGGAAAGTTGATTGGTCGCCGAAGGATGATAAGAAAGGAAAGAAGGTGTTTTGTTTTGAGGCATCAGCTATGTTACTGAACGCAGCGAGGCCGTTGTTTGAGCACCCTGATAAAATTACTACTGTTGATTTGGAGTTTGATGACAGGTTTGAAATGTACGGAATAAAATGAAAAAGTGTATAAAATGCGGAAACGATGCACATTTTAGGATACGTCCCGACATTGACATTGAGGGTATCGCTGTGTGTGAAGATTGCAAGGACGAGGTTTTTGTTGATGCCCAATTAGCATTGATTAATTTAGAATATTTAAAACGATTTAATAAAAAGTATGGACTTAGTAGGTAAATTAATACAGAAAACAGACATACAATCCGGTGTGTCGAAAAAAGGAAATCAGTGGAGTAAACTTGGTTTTGTAGTAAAAGTTGAAAGCAAGTACCCAAAGAGTGTTTATTTTGAAACGCTGAACAGCGAAGTTATTCAATTTGTGTCAGACACCAATTTGGAATCGGACATACGTGTTTGGTTTGACGTGTCGAGCCGTGCTTGGCAGGACAAGTGGTTTACGTCTGCTACTGCGTATAAAGTTGAGGTAATTAAAGAGGATAGGAGCCTCGTGATTGAGCAGGAAGATATGAACCGAATGACACAGGAAGAAGCGAAAAAGAAAGAACGGGAGATACAGGCGTTGTTGGGTGGTGGTGTTGAAGACGGTGGTGCAGATGACCTGCCTTTTTAGCAAAGGAAAGCGACCCGCCTAAACAAGAGGTGCTGTTAACCCCCTTTGACACACACGAGGTGTTTATGGAAAATGATAATTACAGAAAGTTGGTGGATAAATTTGATTTAGCGATTGTATGAAAGCATTAGGAAATAACATATTGATAAAACCAAAGCCACGTGAACGCGTGTTGGCAAGTGGTATAATCGTGCCAGAAACAGCTAAAGACCCGCGTATAGAGTGGGGTGAAGTTGTGGACGGAAACGACGTTGTACCTACCGGCAGCAGCGTGATGTACTTTGGGTTGAAGTGTTTCACCAACGATGGTGTTAAAGTAGTTGCGGTTAATAAAGTTTTATATTGGGAAGAATGAGTGCAGAGCCAAGACAAATAATACATTTAGATAAGTTGAGCGACAGACCGATGTTAAACAATCGGGTGCTGGTGAAGATTGACGTTGTGCCAGAGGACGGATACAAACTCAAATCCGGTGTTATCATTGGGGGAAGTGATTGGAATGAAGGTGCAAGAGTGGCAAGATATGGAACAGTTGTTAAAGTTCCAAAGCGGTTAATCTGGCGAAAGCAGAAAGCTTTTGATGCAACGATGGAATGGCTGACAGAAATTGAAATACAGGAAGGAGATGTGGTGTTCTTCGGGAAGATAATTAGTGCCAATGCACCGGCGATTCGCGTTGGTGAAGATTTGTACTATTTAATCCCTTACGGAGAACTCATCATGCGTGTAAGAAACAAAGAAATATACCCACTGAACGGATACGCAATAGTAGAGAAAGTCACTGAGAAAATGAGAAGAAACGGGTTGGTACTGGATTTTGGTGATTTTCACAACAAACGGGTTGGTGTCGTAAGATATGTAGGCATGAAAAACGCTGCATACTACGGCACTGACGCCGTTGATGCTGACGTAGAGGTAGGCGACAAAGTGGTGTTTGAGGGATCGTTTTGGACGGAGTTGGAGCAGCAGGAAGTTGCTACGTTGGAAGAAGATTTGGGTTTTGTTCAGCGTTGTTGGATAATAGGGAAGCTATGATGGATTCAGACTTAAAAGAACTGTGCGTTGTGTTGTTGTTTTTGAAGTTTGTAGAAACAGACACAGAGGAAGAATCACTCAGGAAGGCGTTTGAAACGATAAATAAGATAAGGAATTGGGAATTTAATAGGAGTTTGGATTAAGGTGTGCAGAAATGTACACCTTTTTTATTTACCAAGAAATAATTAAATCAGTTAAAAAAGAAACAAGTATTGTCCCAAAAAAAACGGTCAAGCAAAACACCCAAAACTGCCAACAAGATAGCACGACAAAAATATTAACAACTCCATCTTTAATCGACTCCTTAAATTGATACCAAAACGAGTAACCAATATTACGATAACCTTTTTGTTTCATTAATATTTAAATTTTATAAATTATGAAAAAAAACTTTTCACCTCAGCGAGGACAGCTACAGCAAAACAATAAACTTTAAAAACATTGCCGCTATCTAAGCCATCAATTCACTGCCCTTTAGCCAACGTATTATAAATATACATTACAATTGGTAAGGAAATAAAAAAGGCATATTTTGCTCATATAAAACAAACATAAGTCATAGATAATCACTGCAAATTATTAAATTTACAATCTGTTCAAAATCTTAACATGAGTCTTAATAAGGAAAAACTTGATAATAAATTTGCGGGCTATAAGCTTTTGATTATAGGTTTTATTATCAGCATTTTACGTGCTTTTTTGTGTGTTTATTTGAGTGTGTTTATCTTTGTGGTAAAAAACTACTATATGCAGTACGACGTAAAAGCACTTGATTGCGACAAAATGAGAATTCACCCCAACAGCCCACAGTTGGTAAAATTTATGGAAGAAAACATACCGAAGTTGGGCAGCGTTGACTACGAATGGAAGAAAGGGTTTACTAAAGCTATGGTTTATCGTTACATTATTCTGCAATACGACCCGAACAGTCCCATTCAGTCAATGCACTCGTTGGATTGGTATTCAAAGAAGTTTGAATCAGCAGCTTACGCCGGGTTTGAGTTGAAGAAAAGCCGGGACGGTCACACTCGTTTTGACGACAGGGTTCTTGACATGGTAATTGGGAAGGATGAGAAGATTGCAGACATGGTGATATTCGTGTTGGCGTGGATGAACAACACCCGGTGGAATCACCTTGTTTACTTACAGGAATCATTAATGCAATACACTCACGATGTTCTGTCAGGGGTTAAGCAGGACAGCAAGGAGCGTAAAGAGGTTCGGTTGATTTACGATGAGATCAAGAAAGTAAGCAATGAAGTCGGACACGTGTTTGAAGAAACAGAAGAATTTGTGTCGAGATTCTACTATCAGATTGAGCAAAGCAGGCTTGCACTACGACCAGAGGACTATGCGAAGGGTTTAGCTAACGGAGATGATTTGCGTGCCGATTCGCCTTATGGCGTCGGATACGTTGTGGATAAAATTAAATTCGTAGGGGATCACGTGCCTGAGCTATGAAGAAACTACCATACGAATACGAAGAAGCAGACAAGTATGTTGTATTAAACGACAACGACCCTGATCTACGTCCAATCGTATTGAGTTTGCCTAAACCACCACCGCTACATTTGATTGACGGGTATGGACTGCCACCAGAGGAACAGCGTTTTCAGCGTTTGGAAATACCGCGTAAATTAATCGACTTAGAGGCCGAGGCCGTGTTGAAAACCAAAGAGGATTTAAGCACGAACAAAAATAACGTTGTAACGCTGTTGAAGATTCAGAAGAAGTTCTGGGAGTTGTTGAGGGAGCGGCACAAGTCTATGAAGAAAGAGATAGCGTTTATACGGAGGTTTTGGTGGTTCCGGGTGAATGGCTATTGGACGTTTATAAAAGGAAAGCCATATTGGATTTCACCGTGGCATTTTTTCTATTTGAATGTTCATACGATGAATACCGACAGTGGTACGAATAGACCCGACTTTCGCCACAGGGATTGGAAGGAATATATTTTTGCCCATTACTGTTTGACTACTACCGAAACATTTGAGCGGCTGGATGAAGATGGATATGCGATAGCTGAACCAGACGGCAGTTACAAAATGATTGACGTTGGTCGTCGTGTGTGTTATGGTAAAATGCAACCCAAAAATCGTCGTTCAGGTAATACCAACAAAGGTATATCTAATGGACTTGAATATGTTACCCGTTCTATGTTGAATCACGGGATGGGTATTCAAAGTTTTTCCAACCAAAACGCCAAAGAGACTTTTGACAACTTGTTGATGCCAGCGTTTGACAGTTGGCCTATATGGTTAAAGCCGAACACTACTTCTGGAAGGACATCAGATGCTTTGAAATTTAATGTAGGGAAAAACGAGTATGGTGATGTGGCATTACAGACACAGTGTACTTATGCTACTACGGCTTCTGAAAAATTCTACGATTCCAAAAAGATGATGTATCTTCTTATAGAAGAAAGTGGAAAAACATCGGAGGTTGATATAGCCATGCGCCACGAGGTGTCAAAAAACACGCTGTCTCAGGGAAATGGACGGTTGATACATGGATATTGCGATGCTCCGAGTACAGTGTCTGAGGTGTCGGAAGGTGCGGCGTATTATCGGGCGTTGTCTAATACATCTAATTTTTACAGAAGGATTAAGTCAAGTGGACAGACTTATTCGGGTATATTCAGGTTATTTATTCCCGCCACAGAGGGGTTAGATGGGTTTATTGATTCGTATGGTTTTAGCGTAAAAGACAAAATTGAAGATTACCAGCGTGCAGAGGGATTCACGCAAACAGCAGAAGAATATTTGCGTGGCAAGCGAGATTCGTTGCAGCGTGATAACAGTTCTGAATCGCAAAGGCTGTTAAGGGAAGAAAAGAAATTATTCCCGTTAAAATACGAAGATTGTTGGCTTGGGGAAGCTGGTTCTATTGGGTTTAACATTGAAAAGATAGATGCAGCTATTCATAGACTAAGACGACACAGCGACGTTTTAAAAGGACGGTTGGAGTGGGTTGGTGGAATATTTGGCGGTGATGTTGAATTTGTTCAGGATGAGGAACACGGCAGGTTTACCATATCCGAAATGCCGCCTGATTCTGTGTCTAACAGAAAGATTCGTGTTTCTCATTACAGTACCTTTGAAGGGAAAAATGTGGATATGTGGCGACCAATGTATCCCGGAATGTACACGTTAGGGGCAGACCCGTTTAAGTTTGGCAACAAACAAGACGAAAAGGTTGGAATGAAGTTGGGTAAAAAGTCCAGACTTAGTGATGGCGGTATTGCCATTTTAAGGAATTACGACAAGGCTATTGACGGAAATAAATCTGCCGAAAAGTGGGATACTTACAAGTTCGTGCTGACTTATCGTTTTCGGGCTGCTAACACGGATGAGTACAACGAAGATGTGATTAAGGCTGCCATATTTTTTGGAGCGTCTATATATCCTGAAACCAATATTCCTGCAACGTATGAATATGTGATTAGACACCGTTTTGGTGGTTACTTATTGTATGACATAGATAAATATACAGGTAGGGTAAAAGAAAAGCCGGGTGTTGATTCGTTAGAACGCAGCAAGCAGGAAATGTTTGCGTTGTGGCGTGATTATATTGAAAACAGGTCGTGTGTTGAACAGCACATGGAATTATTGAAAGAATTAAAGGATATTCGGGGTATGGAAGAAATGAGGCATTATGACTTGTTGGCAGCAGGGGGTGTCGCATTGCTTGGGGCGAAAAGTGCTTATACAGATATTTTGAAAAGAATTGAGGATTTCGATTACGATTACAATGATTTTATTTGGACGTAAGTGATTTTTTTTGTATATTTGTAACGGTTACTGTATGTAATGCGCTTGTATTAAAATCTGTATCATTTCATACGAACCGCAAGAGTTAATTAAAATAAAGTATTATCACCGTACTACGACACCAAGCGTGTTATATACAGAGTGTTATAGGGCGGTTTTAAATTATTAGTCATGTCTCAATACGACTACGTTTTTCAAAGAAGAGATGAATTGAACAAAGAGCTTAATTTATTGATTGACAACTTTCGTAAGCTCCCATTGGTTGATATGGTAAAAATTTCAAACAAGAACGGCAAGCTGTACGTGTCTCCTCAGTTTGACAGAGGCGCAGTGCTATATGATGACACTATCCCTTTGTCCTGATTATTTGTTTTTGAAGCTCTTCTATTTTTGCAAACAACTCGTTTATTAGTAGTCTGTAATCGTTTAGAAGAGCTTCATTGATTTGTGCATTCTGATTGTTCATTCTCATGTTGACATATTCAATATATGTTGACATGTCTCTATCCCATTTTGCACCTGTGTGCTTTTTGACGGATAAGTGCAAGTGCCTCTCGCTTTTCCGTCAACAATAATTAGAGGCGCATAACCAGCTAACGAGATGGAACTGCCGTAAAAGCTAAGAGGCGAGTGGCATTTGCACAGTGTTAGCGCAAGTATTTTGTCTTTTTAGTCAATTTGCTTGTTTTTAAAAATAAGTAATATGTCAGTAAGTGTCATTGACCAATTAACGCAAGAAAAAATTGATAACATCAAGGCGGACATTGAACAAACAGTTGATTTGCTAAACCGAAAAATTGTAGATGCTAAAATTAATATGATTACTGCCTATCCAAAAGCAGACGACCATCCCACTGCTGATTGTTATATGGTCAAGATGCGATACAGCATTAATTTGTAGCTTTTCTTTCAAGTGTTTCGTTTATTCTGTCAATGTTTGATTCTACTTTGAATAGTATTTCGTCAACAGTTTCTTGGTGTGTTTGCTCTTTGCGGTCTTTGATTTTTGATTCAATGTCATCAAGTCTGCGAAGAATTAACGTTTGTGTTCCGATTATAAATTGCATTAATTCTTTTTCGGTTAGTTCGTCGAGATTTTTGGTGTAATTAAGTTTCATAATTTATAAAATTTAAAAGTTAATGATTACTGCAATAAAAAAGTCTATCTATTCAATCGTCATAATGATTGTGATTATCATTATCATGATCATCGCTAAAGACGCAATTAATATTGCTGTGTTATATGCGCTCTGTTTTGTTAATCTTACTATTGGTTTTTGGCGTATATGGAACAATATAAAAGCAATGAGGCGAAATCGTTTACACAGGTGACTTGTTTTATAATCTCTTTGTAGTTGTAATTCCATTTTTTCTTCATTGTTTTTTACAATTGAAAAGTAGTGGACGATAAAAGTAATTGCGTTTTGGGCAATTAGTTCTTCCTTGTTTTTGCCTACTACTGTTTGTTTTATACTTGTTCCTGTATCGTGAAAATATAATTCTGTTAATACATCTTCGTTAAAACTGAATAGTCCCATTTTACTGCTTTTTTATCGGTTTCTTTTTTGTGTTGTATTTTTGTTATATGAAAAGAGTAGATTTTATATTTGCTAAAAACGGTAGAGATATTCTGGTAAAAGAATCACCTAATGGAAAGTTTATTCTATCAAAACATATTTGTCGAAAACAATCGGTTGATAAGGATTTGAATCAGGAACAAGATGATATCCGTCGTTAGATGGCTGTAATATTACAAAAGCGAAAGGATGATTTGGATTTGTTTCTTTGGCAAATTCAGTCATTCCTTTTTCTTGACTTATTCTAAATGACATTACTTCTCCTTTTGATTTTGATATTATTGATGCTTTTATTCCGTTTTTAATTCTTTTAAACGTAAACACCAAGTCTCTATGTGTTAATTCATTTTTTAAGTTTGAATAGCAATCTATTGCTTCTCCTAATAAGTTTTTGTGAAATTCCAATCCGACAACAGATGGTTCTTTTTGAACATTTCTTGTCGGATGAAAGGCTATTTTATTTGCCATTGAAAAGACTTGTTCAATTTTTTGTGTATCCATTTTTAAATCATTTTAAGCATTATCCTCGTGTTTTCTTTTCAATATTTGCGCTAACGTTGTTGTATGTGCATTTTGAAAAAAATGCATATACAACGTGTTAAAATTTGGATCATAACGATTAATTGCTTATATTTGTAACGAGATTCAGATTTGTTCATATTTACACCTCATGCCCTACCACTGTCAATGGTAGGGCTTTTTTTATGCCTTAGTGTCTTGTGTGTATCTTTGTTTCAAAATTAGACGTAGATGTTATTTGAAGCAAGCAAGTATGCACACGGGACATATACAATGCCCGACAGGGAAGATGCGAAGCGTGATAAGGACTCACGCGAATACGCATTGGAAGTTGCACAATATGTTTACTCACAGTTTTCACGTGGAGGGACGTATGTAGATCACGATTGGTACGATTCAGTTACCACCAATCGCAACTACGCTCTCGGTATGCAGTCGCAGGAAAAGTACAAAGATACCTTTTTCGGCAAAGAGCAAACCGGGAACGTGCTGGAAAACATGGGTCAGGACACTTCACGCAAATCACGCAGAAATGCGTATGCCAATCTAAATTTTGATATACAATCCCCAATGCCACGTGTTATGGATGCGATTATAGGGGCGTTATCCAAACTGGTAAACAGGGTTTCCGTTGATGCTACTGACCGTTACAGCGGTGCAAGACGTGAAGAACTTAAATGGGGAACATACGTTGACGGTAAGTTCCGAAAAGAATTCAATGCACTCAGGGCAATGATGGCACTTCCTCAGCAGGACGTTGGTTACACGCCGCGTAGCATAGAGGAACTGAACCTGTATGAAGCCGAAGGTGGGTTTAAGCTGGGCTACGAAGAAGTGATGGAACGCCTGTTGAAATTCGCGTTTGAACATTCTTATTGGGATGAACACATACTTGAAAAAGTTTTGTTTGACTTGGTTACCGTTGGGTTCGCTGTTGTGGAAGATGTGTACGACAAAACAACAGGACACGTTAAGACTGAATACAGGGACGCACAATACGCAGGTGTTCAGTTTACGCAGGAATCCTCTTACCGCAATCCCGACTATGGATTTTATGTGAAGTGGGAAAAACTTTCTACACTTCGTAGAATGGGATTTAAGGATAAAGAGTTGTATGGCATTGCTAAAACATTTTCAAATCTTTACGGCAACCCTAATATTGGAGATTGGAACGCACAGAACAAAGACGGACAGCAGGTGTACAATAGAGGTTATGATGCCTTCACCGTTCCCGTGTTTGTAGTGAAGTGGATTGACGTAGATTTTAAACACGAAAAAGAATACAAGAACCGTCAGGGAAAAGTAAGAACAAAAGATGTTGATGCAAAATACAAATCAAAAGAAAGAGAAAAGTTACTCCAAACGCGAATCAAAACAGTCAGAGAAGTAAGTTGGGTTATCGGAAGCGATATAGTTTACGATTACGGTAAGTGTGAATTTCAGGGTAGAGATGGAATGTCAGAACCAGTACTTCCGTTGCACATGGTAAAAGTATCAGGCCGTCCTATTATTCCACGACTGATCCCGGCGTTAGACCAATATATGAACGCATGGATGAGGTTACAGCAGGGTATAAGTATGGCGGCTATGAATGGCTATGCTATTAACATGGATGCTGTGTCAAACCTTAGCATGGGTGGTAAGAAAATGTCGCCCAAAGAGGTATTAAGATTTTGGAGGCAAACAGGAACATTGTTCTTCAAGCCTACCGATGTAGCAGGACGTCCAAACCCCGGAATGATAACCAGACCGATAGAGCAGTTGCCCGGTGGTGCTGGTGCTGTGATAGCCGAATCAGTTCAGGTTATGGACTTAGCCATGAACCAGATTGAACAGTTGACTGGAATTAATCCTGTGGCGTTGGGTTCACAGCCCGATCCCGGTATAGGGAAAGCTGTAACCGAATACGCTATTTCGGGAACAAACAATGTTTTATACAATGTATTAAAGAAAGCCAACGACATTAAATCAGATACAGCCAGAGCTATGTGTTTGCGTTTACAGCACGTTATAAGACACGATAAGCGTGCGTATGATGCTTATGTCGATGTGGTAGGAGAAAGTGCCTTAGAACTGCTTAAAATCGCTGAGGGGGGCGATATTAAATATGGAATACGCACACACGCACGTCCAACCGAACAAGACGTAGCTGAACTGAAAGAAATGATTATGCTGTCGTTGAAAAACGGTAGGGACGGCAAGGTCGGTATTACGGAGGCTGATGCTGTGAGGTTCTTCTCAATGATTAACTCAGGTGCAAGTTTGAAACGTGTTGCCTTGTTATTGGACTTTGCAAACAGAAAAGCAAAAGAAGAAGCAGAAGCAAAAGAAATGAGATTCATTCAGATGAACAGCCAACAACAGCAGCAAACAGCACAGGTCAATTCAGCAGCCAAACGTCAGGAGGTAATGGATAAAATGCAAGCTGATATTGCTGTTGAAAACGCAAGAGGACGTGCTGATGTGATAGAGAAGGCGGTAGCTGAGGGACAAATGACATGGCAGGAAGCGTTGACTATGTTGGGTAATGTTCAGCCTGAACAGCCACAGCAACCACAACAGGAACAGGGACTTATTCAAGAGCCTGAGCGCGTGATGCCAACTCAGGAGGAAGTCGTGTAAGCCTTTTTTAAGGAATAAAAATTAACACTATATTTTTGTAACGCATTAAAGAAGAAACAAAATGGCAGAAGTAGGCAGAGAAGTATCAGCAGAGGAAAAAGCACAATTAATGGGACAAGTGCTTGAAGGTACGGCAAAGGAATCTAATTCCGAATTGCCAAAAGAAACACAAGTTGAGAAAGAAACGGTAAAGCCAACCGAACCGAAGGCAGAAACGAAAGAAGAACCAAAGGTTGAAAATCCGGTTGACAAACCAGACCCTGTTTCGATGTTCAGTCAGTGGTCTGGCAAAGAGTTTAAAAGTGAAGAAGAAATAAAAGCGTTCATTGAGAAAGCTGACCAATACGACGGATTAAAGACGTCAAGTGAAGAACTCAATCAGAAGTTGTCAGAGTATAAAAAGATAGCAGAAGGTGTTAACCCCCTATCATACTTTGTAAACGAAGATGAGTACATTCGCCAGCAGTTTTTGAAAAACAACAAAGATAAGTTAAGTAGCGAGGCTATTGATGCTTTGTCTTCGTTGACCCCTGAAAAGGTAAAGAAACTGGATGGAGCCTCCGCGTTGATTACCGACCTTGTGGTTAACAGTGGTCTTACACGGGAAGAAGCCCAAGCCTATGTTAACAGCGAGTACGGTATCGAAGAAGGCGAGGAACTTGATATTAGCACGAAAGCCAAGATGAAGATTTCGGTTAACGAGGCTAAAAGTCGTTTGTCGAAAATGTATGATGGAATAACTATTCCTGAACAGACAGACTGGGAAGCCACACGAGGACAGTTGAAGGAATCGTGGTCAAAGCCATTGCAAGCAGCGATTGAAGGATTAGACAAAATTGAGATTGCAGAAGGTATTGACTTTGTGGTTGACCAGTCTATGCGTGAAGGATTGGAGCAGGAAATCATGGCAGAGTTGTTAGTAAGCGGTGTTAAGCCAAGTGAAGAAGCACTTGCAAACGCCGTTGGTAACGCAAGAAGCCGAATATTGGAGCGTAACATGGACAAGGTGGTTAAGTCGATTGAATCTGATTTAAGGGAAAAAATAAAATCAGAACTTCGTGCTGAAATCCACAATGACCGTCCGTTGAGTAATGCTACCAAACCGACAAATAAGTCCGTTGACAGGGATACGCAGATTTTGAACGCGTGGTAACGAAATTAAAAAGATAAATCATGGCTTTAGTAAACAGTAATTACAGGGAATCTACCTTAACCCAATCGTGGTATGATTCAACGTTTAGGTCGCTTTATGACCTTGAGTTAAAGCCACAGACACTCGGTAAAATAATTCAGAGATACGGCGAAGGCTTGTCTGTGACTAACTTCCTTAACATGGCGGGACAGGTGATGCCGGTTAAGAGTAATACTATCACCATTTTTGAACAAGGCGCACCGACACGTCCGGTAACCTGCTCTATTGGCACATCGGCTGATGCTTCGGCTGGTGTAACCGTAACCTTTTCGGCAGCAGATGACTCAGACGACTATGTACGTGCAGGGTTTGACCTGATTGTGCCAAAAGCATACACCAACAAAGATTATGACGTTCCGTTGCGTTTGACCGTTTCCGAATCAACTTGGACTGGAACACCGTATGAAGATGACGTTCAGATTACAACTGCGTTGTCAGATGTTATTTGCTTCTTGGGTGCTTCGTCTTGGGGATATGGAACCAACCAACCCGAACCGATGGCTTCTGGAATGTACAGCCGTACAACCAACACTCGTATCTTGAAAGATACAGCAGGTGTTGAAGGCGGTGTTGTATTTCAGGAAAGCTGGGAAGAAGTTGAGCTGTCTAACGGTAAAAAAGGTATCTGGACACGTTCACTTGGTGAAATGGACTTCCGTCTTGACGACCAGATTGATTCATTTCTGTTAACAGGTGTTGCCAACGGGAACACATCAAACCTGACCGCTACTTCTGTCTCCGGTAACACAGCAGCTATTCCGTCAGCAGACGGTTTGGTTAAAACAATGAAAGCGTTGTCACAGGAACAAACTTGGACAACCGCGTATGACATTGAGAAATTCAGGGCGGTTAAAGTGTTGTTGGAAAACGTAGGTATTGTTAACAAAAACGTTGACTTCTTCGTTGGAACAAACCTGAACGCTTCTATTGAAACGTCAATGATTGACTGGTTGAAAGCCACGTCTGCCGGACATAACTTCTACATGGAGTTGAACAGCGTTGGATTCAATGTGCGTGAGGTTCTGATTAACGGTGTGAAGTTCTACATTAACGAACTGTCGTCTTTCTCTAACCCGAACAAATTCGGTTTGGATTCTTACGGCTATCGTGATATGGGCTTCTTGCTGCCACAGGGAGAATACAAAGCAACCCTTGAAGGTGCTGGCATGAAAGAAAACTTCCGCTTGCCTCACCTGACGTTGGGTTATCCTCAGAATAACGGCGAAGATCGCAAACGTATCTTCAAAATTGAGCCGGGTATGAATGGATTTGCTGGCATGGGAGATGTTGTGGCTAACGGATACGATGGTGTTAAATTCTACACACTTGCACACGTTATGCCTATCTTCACTCACCTGCACAAAGCAATTCTTGTTGAGAAAGACGCAACAGAAGGAGGAGGTGCATAATGAAAAGAATAGCTTTCATATTGACATCGTTGCTGTTCGCAGTTATTAGCTACGGACAGACTATTGACAACATTACCAATCACAAGAACGACGTTGATGTTGTTCTGGATGTGAAAGGTAATTTGCTTGCAACACCTGTAACCTATTGGCATAAGTATTTTTCTTCTGCCGATACGTTATCCAGCGTAGCTGATTCTACTTTTGCGTACACCTTTGCCATTGACAATTTGTATGACAAATTAGCTGTGTACACGCGTTTTAAAGTAGATACAGTAAGTGGTGAAGCCGCGTTTAGTGCTATCTTGCAAGGCAAGACGTTCTGGGATGATTCATGGACAGGAATTGATACTGCCTCGGTAACGAGTATTACAGGCGCAGATACTTCTCTGTACGTGAATTCCACAACTGTTCAGCCGTATCGCTTTTACAGATTTTATGTAGAAGCTGAAACAGACAGCACGCAGAACTCACTATTGAAGGAATTAGAGATTAAACTTGTGAAATAGGATAGGGGGCTTAGTCCCCCTTCCATTTTTTTGTAGAAGAAACTAAAATATGCAGATATGATTTTCTATTTAGACGAAGAAGTTAATTGGAAACATGGGCGATCTGACATTGACATGCAGGTCAAGAAGGAGATGGAAAAAATTCAGGCCAAGTATTTCTCACCAAACACATTAGGAAAAGTAACACTCATTTATCCGAAGGGACGACCGGAAGGAGATTTCAGAACATTTGGTGTTTTGAAGAAGTTCCCGATTGAGCTAACAAGCCCTGACGGTGTGTGGCGGTATTCAAAAAGCAGACCACGAATTAAGAACGGTCAGCGTGAATACGACGACCACCACAGGTTTGTGACGTGGAAAACGTTCTATACTGAAAAGGACATTGAGTTTGTGTGGTTCTTGGAATACAAGGCATCCGCAGTTCGTTCAGGACGTATTGTGATTGAGAACTTGGAAGAAGAAGCCAAGAAACAAATTGAGGTAATGTCAAGTGATGCTGACATTAAGTACATGATCATGGGTAAAACATCACCCATTGCCAAAGACAAAACACTCATCAAACAGGCAGCAGAGATTTTTGGTGTTAAGGACGTAGAGCGTCGTAGTATTGATGAAGTGCGTTTAGACCTGTATAATACTATCCTTGACGGACAGAAACGAAAAGACAGGTTTATTAACTTTGAGAAATTTGAAGAACTGACAGAAGGTAACCAAAAGCGCAAGGCAGCGTTTGTTGCACGCAGGGCTATTCAGGATGGCATTGTTGGCTATAAAGACAGAGCCATGTGGTTGAAAGAAGGACGTGAATATGCTGAGAAGCTGATGGGATTCAAGTCAGATGAAATTGAGGACAGAAACGAAGTGTTCATTCAGGAGGTGATTAACAACTCTAACATTAAGAGTCGATTGTTTGCAGCTATGGGTGAAGATGAAAGTTATAATCTTGACGACTTACGTGAGTTAGATCGACCGACGTTAATGCGAATGGCAAACGACAGGGGGTTGACAACCACGAACAGCGACAAGAAAGAAGATTTATTGAAAAAATTGTGTGAATATATGGAATTGGAATATCAGCCCAAGTCTGCATAGTAGTTTCTTCTCGTAGTGCAAGCCCTGCTCGTTGGAGTGGGGCTTTTTTTGTGTTGTACCCTTTCATGCGTATCTTTGTGTTAAAATAAGATACGATGACATACGGTGATGTAATCAATATAGTCAACACGGTTTTAAACAAGGACTTGAACGGTCGTGCTTTCACGGCAGCAGAGTTTCAGTCGTTGTTTAATGCTAACAGTCACATGCTGTTTGCAGAGAAGTTAGGACTTCCAAACGAATATCAGTTAAATGCACCGATAGCACGCAGGGGTGTTGGCGTGTCCAGAAAGATTTCACAGGAACTAAGACCGTTTCTTCGAAGGGAAACAAAAACAATAACAGGTGGTGCGTTCAGTTTTACAAATTTGGATGAAACATTGGGATATTTGGTTGCTATCAATCCTACAACAGTAACGGGTAGGGGGTTTGATGAATTAGAACCTGATGAACTGGCAGACAGGATTGGAAGTGCTGTTGTTGCACCAACTACTGATGATCCGGCGTTTGTGTGGACAGGGGCAAATTCAATAGCTATTTACCCAAGTACTATTACTTCAATCAGCATAACGTATTACAAGCAACCGGACGACGCTGTTATACAAACCACAACGAACTCAACAACGTTGTTAGAAGAATTTGATTCGGTGAACAGTTCTACGCCTGAGTGGTACGATGAACAGCTTGTGGAGATCGCGTATCGTATTTTAAGGGACGCAGGAACAAATATAGAACGGCAGGATGTTGTAGCTTTAGGGGAAAGGGTAAGCAATGAATAAAAAAGCATTAGTTGAATTTGTTCGTACTGCCATATTAAAAAGTGAAGCAGTAGCAGACAACCAAAAGACCGTACACTTCAAACGGGTTGAACAGGGTGTTGGGTATGCGTTTGACACTTTGTTGGGACAGATGCCAATGAATGAAGATGGCAAATTGCAAGTAGAACAATACTTTGTTAAGCACTATTACAATCAACCTGTGTATAAGTCCAGCGGGTACAGATACGTTGGTGTGTCCGATGCTGTTGTTCCCGTTGGTGAAGGTAGAGGGGTGTGGTACGTTCAGCCTTCGGGTGGTGGCAAGCCGTTTTCACAGGCACGCAGGCCAAGTGTCGCGTTTTTCAGAAACCTCCCTGTTGGCAAAGTAATAAACGAAACCTATTGGAGATTAGGAAACATTTCAGATAACATACAGATAATATTTGAAGAAATAGGCAACAGTCCGTTTACTGACGTAAGAACTGTTGATTATGGAATTGTCAGGGCGTTTTCAGCGTATGACGATGATGAAGAAATCAGAGTACCCGGCGGTAGGATTGACGGGATAATGGAATTGACATTAGCTTGGATGGCAGGCGTGTACCAAGATAAAACTAACAATAATCAGTGATGAAAGGGTTTTATACAGCAAATCAGATAATAGATGAATCGCTTGCGGGTGTTCAGGATTTTGAACGCAAGTATTATAACGAGGCAGCGATGTACTTTCTTAGAGGGTTCAGGACTTTTAAACTGTTTCACGAAGCCGGGTGCGTAAAGGAAGCGTGGCTGCCAATAACTGCTATAAACACTGTAAATTATCCAGAAGATGTAATGAGGGTTATTACCGTTGGTGTATCTGTAAATAAAGAGTTGTTTACTTTCACGCGGTCTGATAAGATGATTTCACCCATATCAAGTCCGATAGATGCGGTGTTTGATACTGACAGGGAAGAAGATGATTCACTTGAACGCACACCGACAGACGGGTATGGGACTAAAGGGTCAAATGTTGAGTATTATTATAAAGACGAGCCAAATAAACGTAGGATAGTTTTAGGCAGGTTAGCTGTTGACCGGACGAGATTTGCTGACAGAAGTGAGGTTTTGGTTAGATATGTTTCGACGGGTGTTGACGATTTGGATACGACCTATATTCCAAACGAAGCCGCTAACCTTTTGATTTCGTATATTGAATATAAATTGGTGGAATCAAGACCCGACAAATATAGTCGTTTCTACATAGCAGATAAGAAAGAAAATTACAGGGAAGAGGTGAATATGTACGATGCGCTGAATTTACCGTCGTTGGATGAATTAGCGGATATGATAATGGAAACTTCATCTCAAAATGTAAGGAGATTATGAAAGCATTAATGCCGATGAACGGCGGGATAAATAAGGACGTACACCCATTGTTGATAGACACGGCAAGGGGAGAGGTTTTGAGCAGGCAGAATTGCAGGGTACATTCGGCTGATGGGGGGCGTGTTGGTGTTAATGTGTCGATACCGAGCATGGTTTCCGTGAATGCAAATCTACCTTCTGGAACTAATATTTTTGTAGGATATGCAGAAGATAAGGAACGAGAAATCGGCGTGTTGTTTAACTATAATTCCAATGGCAACGACGGTATTTATTTGTTTACCGGAAATAGCGTTATTAATTTAGGTGTTCAGAGCGGTGTTCTTAATTTCAATCCTGAATATTTAGTTGATGCTGCTTTTATGGGTGATTGGTGTGTGTTTACGGATGGTTTAAATCCACCACGCAAAATTCGTGTTGGAAACGGCAGTTCCCGTGTAGGATCTGGCTCGTTGTCGTCTGTAACATCTGATTCTATTCAATTAGCACGCAAGCACCCCGTTGATGCACCTGAGTTCGTTGTAGGAAGTGATTCTTCGAGAAAAATAAACAAATTAATAGGAAAGACCTTTCAGTTTGCTACCTATTTTGTTTATAATGATTACACGTACTCTGTTCTGTCGCCTTACAGCAAGGTAGCGGTGAGTACGTCCGTGTTTTCAGCAGAAGATAATACCTATGAAGACAACTACATTGGTAATTATTTGTCTGTGTCCTATGGTTTAGGTGGTACAGATGTTCAGTCTGTTGTTTTATTGGCAAGAGAGGGTAACACGGGAAGTTGGTTTAAAGTTGATGAGTACGACAAAGCATCTACCGAAACAAGCAGGACTATTTCGTTTTACAATGATAGAGCCAGAGAGTTTATACCGATAGATAAAGCGTTGGCGTTGTACAGCGATGTGCCGTTGAAAGCAAAGACCGTTGTTGCTGTTCAGAATAGGATAGGATTGGCAAATGTAACAAAAGGGTACGATAAGACAGATTTTAATTTTTCTGTTGAGGTGGAGTATGCTGATGTTTATGTTAGTGGAAATTCTTCTGATTTGGATTCAACGTATGGGGTTGATGCGGGAATGAATATGTTTTATGTTTCTTTTAATGTTCCTGATGTGCCGGTTGTTGGAACTGTGATTAATGTTGGTTTGTCTCGGTCTTATGAGCAATACTGGAGTTCATTGCGTTATAATTTCATGCTCGGATATTCTTTTTCTTATATTGTTGCGGATGGTGATACACAAATTGATATTAAGAACGCAATTATTAATGACATAAATAATAATGCAGAATTTATATCAACAGACCTTGAAACTGCCACGGCCTTGTATGGTACGGATTATTTGATACAAGGAGTTGCTGACTATGGTGGATATGATATTACGTTAGCAGTTGTTGGGTGTTATAGTGCTTCTGGTGGAGATGCACCCGGAGTGACCGATGGGTCTTATAAAACAAGAGCAGGAACACGTGGTTCTCAGTTTACTGTTGAAACAGTGCCAGAAGGGGTTGCCACATATAAGTCTGGAAGCTATTATAACGTAGGCGGTGTGTTTTATGATGAAAGAAGCCGAACATCGGGCGTGTTAAGTCCACAGCGTATTTACATTCCGTCCAACGGTGAAAGAGATTACGCAGACAGAAATAAAAGAGCAAGGATAAAATTCACGCTGAACAGTCCGACCGTACCAAGTTGGGCTACGAGGTTCAGGTTTGCTGTTACAGAGTCGGTGAACTTTGCAGGTGTGTATCCGTTTGTTACGGGGAACACAGCAGGTGAAAACGCGTTTGATGATGTGTTTATTGACGGCAAACAAGTGATAGCCATTCGGCTTCCTGAGAATCTGAGCTATGAGTTTGCCAAAGGAGATTACGTTCAACTTGAAAAAGATTCGGGTTCAGAAATAACTACGATAGTAAAAACTATAATTGGAACACGTACATTGATTGATGTAAGTGGAACAGAATACTCAGGGTTTTGGTTGATACTTCCAAAAGGCGAAGAAGCCGTTGCTGATTACCTTGATTCTGTGGCGTACATATACAGACCGAAGTCAGAAGTTGAAAATCTAATCTACTACGAAGATTTCACAACCTACGATACTTCGGCAACAGGGTTTAATACGACAACCGGATATGTAGGAGAGGGTGATGCGTGGTTTGTTGAAAGGAAGTTTGAATATTTTAATGGTTCTGAAACGGAACCGAAGAAAGTAACTACCACTGAGGCCGTAGAAGATTTCTATATAAATGTTGACGACGGTATTCGTGCGTGGAGCAGGGGTCGTGTGCTTGTAGAGTTCGACACACAAGGTCAGGTTAACTTACAGGATTTCGTGTGGAGTGAACCTTATTTAGACAACACAAAAATAAACGGAATATCTTTCTTTTCGGCTGTCAACAGAAAACAGTTAGATGAAAAAGACGGACAGATACAGCGTATTAAGTTGGTTGGTGATGTGTTGAAAGTGATTCAGGACAACAAGGAAACGTCCATGTACATAGGCAAGCAGCAGATAAGCAATGCAGACGGCACGTTGAGCCTTGTGAACACCAATGAGTTTATCGGTACTGTTTATCCTATGCAAACAGAATATGGCACACGGTTTCCGTTGAGTGTCGTAAAGAACAATCGTGATTTGTACTATTGGGATAACGACAGGGGTCAGGTGATACGTTCATCTCCTAACGGACAGATACCTATTTCTGATTACAACATGAAATCTGAGTTTCTGCGTATAAAAAGAGACATTGACGATGCGTTATCCGTTGATAGCAGAAGCGTTGTTGTGTTGGGGCACTATGATTTAAAAAACGATGAGTTTGTTATTACATTTGATATAAGAGGGACTGCTGAATCGTGGGTTTTTAAAGAAGGTGCAAATGTTTGGACTGAACGCAGGGACTACACGGATTCATCTGGAAACATTGTTGATTGTTACGGCAACTTGGATACGCTGACGATAGGGCTTAAATCTGGTTATGTATGGAAGTTTGAGTCAGGAACGACGTACAATGTGTTTTTTGGCGATTCTAAGCCACTTTCTGTAACTGGACTATTAAATACCTACCCCAACGAAGAAAAGTGCCTCAGATCGCTTCAAACGGATTCAAACAGGGCGGCAAACGTTATAATTACTTCGCCTGTTACAAGTACAAGAACGGTAGGGCAAAAAACTGTGTTGTACCCTGAATCGTTTAGATTGAGAGAAGGTGGTTACACGTCGGCTGTGTATAGCAATATTTTAAGGGCAGGTGGCGTAGAAGATTTAAGTTTGATACATTCAGGCGTGGATATGACGGGTCGTTACTTTGAGATTACGTTTGAAGATGATGGAACGACTGAGTTTCAGTTACGATTAGCAACGGCAGGATTTACTGTTAACAGGTAATCTGTAAAGTATTTTGCTGATAATTTGTAAAATGTTTTGTTGATGAGGATTTGTTTTGTATATTTGTCATGTAAACAAAATATTATGAATAACATTAATGACAATCGTCTTATGATTCCCCAAAGGACAACAGCAACGCACAAAGTCATTGATTTTTTGACAAAAAGGAAATTGCATTTTGATAAGGTTCTGGAATATCCACATGCGAAAGGCGGTTTGATTGTTTGGGTTTGTACGAATACAAAAACAATAAAAAATTTTAAACCTATTGTTTGGATGACAGATGAATTTGTTATTGTTTATGTTTATTATCCCAATATTAATATTTTGTATGAAAATGATGCTTGTAGAGCCGCGTTTGATGGTGTTGGTTACGTGTATGATAATAACGTTCTTCATTTTGACAAGAAAAAAGGATTTATGTTGAATCAAGACGGTTTGTGATTTGTTTTGTATATTTGTAGTGGGAGATTTTTTCATATTCATTTGGTTTTTTAGCCTCGTTCTTGTAACGGGGCTTTTTTTATTGCGATACATTAACATTGTATCTTTGTGTTAAAAATATGGTGAAACAAGTCTTTGGTGATGAAATAGAAGTTCTTATTCGGAACGTGTTTAGTACAGATGAAGATTTGTATTTAAGAAGATGGCACGGAGACGATAAAACTTTAGACGGGCTTGTTCGCCACACCATGAGTTCTTTGTTTGATGGATTTGGTAACGTAGAAGTTTATTCTTATGGTGACGAATATGGTTTTGTTGCTGTTGATAAAGAATTAAGCGTTGTCAGGTCTTTTGGAATAAAGGTAGAACACCGCGATAAAAAGGAATTGTTCTGGGAGGCATTAAGAGAATTGCTTGGATATTCGTTTTTTATTTGCGTGTGGAGTGACAACTATAACGCTATTCGTTTTTTTGAAAAGAACGGTGGTGTTAAGTTTTATGAAGTTGATGGTGGAGTAGCGTATAAATTTAACACAATATAATATGCCTTTAGGTGGATTAATGACAGCAGGACTTATTGTGGGTGGTGTAACCGGATTAGCGCAGACTGGTTTGGGCATTGCCGACAGGGTAAAAGGATCGCGTAAGCTAAAAGAAGCACAGTCATTTTACGAAAAAAATAAATACAAGATACCTGAATCCGCTAAGGCTGCGTTAGGGGTAGCTGAACGACAGGCAAGTGGATTGAGGATGCCCGGTGAGGATATTGCACGTGAACGGATGGGTCAGGTGACTGGACAGGCAGTGGGTCAGGCTAAGCAAGCGGCAACAAGTTCAAGTGATGTTCTTGGCGTGTTAGCGTCCGTGTTTGGTAATCAGATGTTAGGAGAACAAGATATTGTAATGCAGGGAGCCAGACGGTACGACACGATGCAGAACCAATTGCAAGGCGCGTTAGGACAAATGGCACAATATGAAGATCAGAAGTGGCAGTATAATGTTCTTTATCCTTACAATCAAATGTTGGGACAGGCAGAAGCGTATCAAACAAGAGGCACGCAGGAAATAGGAATGGGTATGTCTGCGTTGGGAAGTACAGCAGCAGGAGCAGCGCAGGTAGCAAGTGCACAAAATCAGTACGATGCTATGATGCAACAATACGGATTAACACCACCACAAAACCAATATTGGGGCAATGTTATGAATCAGCCATCGAGACAGGGTTTGCCGTCTAATAATATGGGGTATCAGCAACCTACTTTGAATATTAACTACAATCGTCAACCCGTTCAACCAATAGGAGGTTAATTATGGCAAACGGATTTGCAACAGGCGTAAGCAGCACACCACTTGATATAGCTTCGGCAGGACAGATATTCATGCGTTCTGCTGTTGAAACTCGTTTGGCTGAAATAGAAGCTAATAAGTTAGAGGTAAGCGAAAACGTAAAGAAAGCATTGAAGGCAATGTCTATTTCTACAATAGAAGGGTTGTCGCAAAATATGCGTGTTCGTTATCAGAAAGAGATAGAAAAATATCGTGATAATGTAAGAAATAAATTAATAAGCAATCAGGGGAAATTGTCGTTAGACGATGAACGTGAAATACAGGACGGGTTTGTTGATTTACAGAAACGGCAGGCGGCAGACGTTTTTCAGTTGAAGCAGTTGGCGAAGGCACAGGACATGATTGTTGCTAATTATGATTCTTATGACCCGCGTGTTGTTGATGAGTTGAGGCAAGCAGAAGAAGCGTTGGATAGAGGCGAGTTTATTGGTGATCCGCTGGCAATGGTTGTGAAAAACAGAGTGCCGGCCAGCGTTGGTGATATTGTGTCGAAGTTTTACGGAAACGAATTAAAATCATTAGAGCAATACGCAGTTGGTGGATTTAGTGGAAATGTGTTTAAACAGACGGAATTGGTTGGTCTTGATCCGAAAACACAGGCATTAACAGAGAAAGCGGTTAATTTGCGTGACAGATTGTTGGAAGACCCGCGTATAAAATATCGTTACACAAATCCTGACGGTTCTCTTAATCCAGAAGCGTATGCACGTGAAAAGCAGGCTGTGGAAGATAACATCACACGGATATTGGAAGAAATGAAGCCGTATCGTCAGAGTACAGGTGATAGCGGTTTCTACAAGGGTGCTACAAATTATGATTTACAGGACGTATCGTTTGGCGATCAGGAATTTTTAATGGTAGGTACGCCCGGAGACGTTGCTACACCAGAAAAGCCAACTATAATAGGGGAAGAATCTGGTGCTATTAATACAACCACAGGAAAGCCAATAAGCGGAAGGCAACCTATCCGTATAATGGGTGTTGGTTACGACAAAAAAACGGGGGAACCGGTCATCTTAGCGCAGGGTGAAGGTGGATATGTGATGAAAGACGGGAAGGTTGGGTATGAAGCGTTAGATACTGCTGGTGGTATTGGTACGAGAACTTCTATTGATTCAGAGGAGGCAGCCAACAAAAAATTGGCTACTGTTGATGATTTGAAGGATATTTCCAAAATGCAACCTGCGGTTGAGAGTACACTTAGAAGGGAAAAGGGCAATCGAAATATTGTTGTGGATAATGTATCTTTAAATCCCATGAGGGAAGAAGGCGATATAATTGTGGTGTCTGGCACTGTTGATTATAGAACCAGAGATAGTAAAAGGGATAAGTTTAAGAAACGTGAAACGTTCACTTATAGGTTCAGAAAGAAAAAAGATGTAGGGGCAGAAAGTATTTTTAAGTTGCCGTATGAAAGGCACAAGCCCTTGTTGGCAGGGTGGAGAAAAAAAGCTCTTGTAGAAGGGAAGGATGTTATGAATCTTCAACCGATTGATGTTGGTGAAACAAAGGGTGAGACTGGTCGGGGTGAAGGAAATGAAAAACCCGTGCTTTCTGTTTCTAAATACAATGAAGCTAAAGGAAAGAACTATACGAAGGCGCAAGTTCAGGCACGGTTTGGAGACCAATATAAAATTGTAGATTAATGGCTAAGAAACAACAAATAGATTATAACGCTTTACCGGATATTGAGGAAGTCGATTATTCGGCATTGCCAGATATAGAAGGAGATTCAAAAAAAAAAGAACCTTCCACGGAAGTTTCAAAATCTTTGGAAGAACCTTCTACTTCGGTTGGGACTGACGACGTAACTACTCAGGGATTGTCGTTTCGTGAACAGGAGCGTGAATCTGTTCCTGATTATATGGGATTGTTCGATAATAAGGACAAGGTTGAAGCGGCAAACAGTTTGGGTGTATCTTTAGATTTTTACAATCAGGTTAATCAGGCTGCTAAGTCAGCAGAGCGTCCAACTGAATTTTTGTTTGATGTGGAAAATATGAAACGTAGGCTAAATGCGTTGCCAGAGTATTTTCCTGAACTTAGTTCAGATGTTGAAGCCATCAAGTCTAAATTAAAAGATGTTAATGCGTTAAATATCGAATCTATTAAAGCATCTGTTGATGCTATTGAAGGAAAGGTTTACAGTCCCCCGGTGTCTTTTGGTATGATGGGAGATGTAAATACAGGAAACCCGAATTGGACGAATTACGAACAAGAAGTGTTAAAGAATCCACAGGCGTTAGCAACTGAACGACTTTTAATGGACACTAAAAATGTTCGTCAGGCTGCATCTGAGGAAGGTGGTGTGGGATCGATTGTTAGCGGAACGGGCAAAGGGCTTGAAAAATGGTTGGTGGATTGGGCTAAGTTTTCTGATGATTTGCGTTCTAATCCCGCTGTTAAACAGATGGAAGATAAGTTGTTTTCGGACAATCCAGATAAAAAAGAATTTTGGGAATCCCTTACTACCGATGAGCGAATACTTGCACGTGCTATTGTTGACAACTATCAAACACGTGCATCGTTGTTAGAACAAGTTCCCACTTCGTTCAAGATAGGTGAAGCCGTTGGTCAGTCCATTGGATTTATGGCAGAGTTTGCAGCTACGGCAGGCGCCGGTGCTGGCACTGCAACTACCATTAGGGGACTTGCGGGGGCGGGAAAGTTAAGCCGTATGGGTGTTGGAGCGTGGGCTAAGTTGGCACAGTCGGGAATACAAGTTGCTGCAATGCCTACATTGTATCGCAACATTGCATTGGACGTGTCTAAGGGTGAATCGTTTGGCAAGTCGATGTTGGACAATTATTGGGAACTTGGTGCAGAAACGCTTTCAGAACGTATCTTTTTAAAGAATCCTGCTACCAAAGATGCCCTCAGTGCAGCCGATAGGATTTTTAGAAGGATGGGTATCAACTTTGCAACAGATAAGGGATATGCTGGCGTTGTTAAGAATATTGCAGAAGAATACACCGAAGAAAAGTTTAGTGAGATTGCTACTGCTCCGAAGGATTACAAAGACTTTCGTTCTTTTTGGAATGAATTTGTGGACAAAGAAAATCTTGCGGTTACGTTAGGGTCTGTGTCCATAATGGTAGGTGCACCGGGAGGGGCTGTTACAACCTTAGATAAGGCAGGTCGCGTGTACGATCAGGTTAAGATGAAACGTCTTGAGAATATTGTTCCTAAAGATATACGTGAAGAAGTTGACGTTATCCTTAGTGATACTGAATTAGGCGTAAAAGAACAATATGATTTAATTATTCAGAGTGTAAACGACAGGGCAACACAAGAGGAACTTGGTGAGAACCCTGCTGACATGGCTGCTAATGTTTTGCGATACGCCAAAGCTAAGGTTAAAGAAAGGGTTCAGGAAACAGCAGAAAATGAAAATTGGCAAGAACAACGTGTTGCCGAAACAGAAACCCCGACCGTAGGCAAAGTTGAACCTGTCGGTGAAATGCAAACACAGTTGGATTACCTGAAAGAGCGTGGTGTAGAAGTACCCGATGGAAGCAAAGAGGCTGACGTGGATAAGTTGTATCGTCAGGAACGTGTGAAAGCAATAAAAGAGGGTAACGCTGAATTAGACGGACAGATAGCAGAAGCACAAGCACGGTTGGGGTTGGAAACAACGCCTGACGTAGAGATAAGCGATGACACTGAATTGACGTTGGAGCAGCTTGATAATGGTGAACCTGTTACCAATGAGTTTTTAAAGAAAGCCAGCGATGAGTTGTATGAAAAGTACAATGAATTAGAGGCAATGAAGCAGTCTGATTCTCGTGTTTACACGACAGAACAGATTGAATCCATGCAGGAATTTTTAGGTGAAGAAATAACTAAATTAGAAAATTATGCAAAAGAACAAGCAGAAACGGGTAAGTTTGTCGGCGAAACTGAAACTGGCGAAGTTACCGAAAGAGGAGCAGAAGAAGTTGTTGAAGTTAAACCAAAGATAAAAGAAGATGGCAAAGAAATGCAAGAGCGCGAAGGAGCGCAACAAGGGGTACAGAAACCCGAAGACGAAGTTACCGAAAGAGGTGAGGAAACGGCAGAGGCAGTTGAAGCGGCAGGGGAGGAAGCGGTAAATAAGCCTATTGAAACTAACAAGTCTGGAACGAACTTCTATGATCCAACCAAGTTGGAAAAAGAAGAATTTGATGTTGAAATAGACAGAGAAGATGTTGCTGCACCACAAGATCGAGGCGGTGGCAAAATGTTTGAGCGTATTCGTGTGTGGTCTAAAAAGAAATACCCGAACAAAATCATTGAGGGTGGTGTTCGTAATTCCGTTGACGTCATAAAGCGTAATGACGGTTCTGTTGCGGTGGAATACAATAATACTATTGTTGAGGCAAAATCGGAACAGGATGCTATTGATATGGCTACTTCGTTTTTATCTGTACTGGATAGGGATGCGAGCGCACAATTGATAAAGCCCACCACAGCCCCACAGAAGCCCTCAGACCGCGTTTCTCCCGAAAAAGGTGTTACTACCCCACAGAAAGAGAAAGTGGCTGAAACAGCCCCTACGCAAGCCGAAGCAGCCAAAGTTGAACAAGGCGCAGGAATAAAACCAAAGAATGTTCGTGATGTGTACAAAGCGGGTCGTGAAGTATTTGGATTGAACAGGGCGCAGGCGTTGGCACAGGCTGTCGTTGTAGATAGAATTATCGGCAAGATAGCAAAACGTAGAGGTGTGAATAAGTCCAAAGTTTATTCTGAAATAGAGTTCAGGAAAAGTACACTTGAAGATTTAAGCAAAGAATCAAGAAATCTGTATCAGGCGGTTTGGCATGGAAGTCCTCATGCGTTTGAGAAATTCACAACAGACAAGATAGGAACAGGAGAAGGTGCGCAGGCGTTTGGGTGGGGATTGTATTTTACTGACAGAAAAGGCATAGCAGAGGGGTATGCTAAGATGGGGAACAGGAATGTTATCAAAGTAAATGGTATTGAATTTAGAGATTATGTTTCCTCCTTGCTTGGCAATGAATTTGCGTCAGATAGGTTTTTCTTGAACAATCCACTTCTTGATATATCAAAAAGCAAAGCAGATTTAATAAGCAGTTTGGATAAAATAATCAAATCAAATAAAAAGTTGATTGAAGACGATTCTTTAACGGATGAAGACTTTGATGTTTTAGGCACTGATTATTATGCAGTAAAAAGAGAAATGAATATAGCACAAAAGATAAAAGATGATGTGCTAAGCATAGATGAAAAAAACATAAAATCTCCGCAGCGCAACCTCTACAAAGTAAAACTACACGGCGACCGAGCGATAGATGACTTTAATTATTTGAGGTGGGATAAAGAAGTTTCCAATGATGTTATTCAGCGAATAAAAGAAAAGGATAAATCTTTAGGGGAAAATCTTGAAAGATGGAGAGATGAAGGTGTTGTTCCTGCGTCTGCTCGGAATGATAATTTTGATGGTAAAAATGTTTATAAGTATATAGAGTCTTACTTAGGTTCACCTAAAGAAGCGTCCTTGTTTTTACTTGATGCTAAAATTGATGGAATAAAATACCCTACTGAAATAACCCGCAAGGGAACACATGAAGAAAGTTTTAACTATGTAATATTTGATGAAAACGTAGCTGAAATAGAAGAACACATTAAATTTCAGCGCGGACAGGGTGCAAAAGGAGCAATCCAATTTTTAGAGGATGGTAATGCTATTATCCATGCGTTGACAGACCCGAATGTCAGCACACCGCTACACGAAATAGCACACTTGTACGAAAAATACATGAGCAAGGCAGAACGCGATGCTGTATTAAAATGGGCTAAACACAAAGAATGGACAACAGAAACAAGTGAGAAGTTTGCACGTGGGTTTGAGAAGTATTTAGCAGAAGGGAAAGCACCGAACACAGCGTTGCAGAAAGTGTTTGACAGGTTTAAAGAGTGGTTGACTGACATTTATAATGGTATCACAGGCAGTGAAATTGACTTGGAGTTGAACGACGAGATGCGTGCCGTGTACAGTGCTATGTTAGGAGAAGATGTGGTTGGGGTAAGTATGGAACAGAGACGTGCCAAACTTGAACGCGAAACAAAAAAAGCAGAGAACAAGGAACGGTTGGCGCGTATATTTGAGAATGCTGCAAGGCTAACGGGTGCAAGAAAAGACGTTGTAGGTGATGAACGTAAACAGATTCGCAAGCAGCTTATTGACGACATTATTGAGTACGTTAAGACGGAGTTTGAATTAGCGGGGCAGGCGTTGGTGGATCGCGTGAAGTCATTCGTTAAGGAAAACAACCTTCCGGTTGAAGATTTACAGGACAATGAAATAACAAAAAGTAAAAGTTATGCCGAAGAAATTGGAGAAAAAGTTAAAAAGCCAGTGCAAGAAAAAGGGACTGAGCAAAAAGAGGTGCGACAGGTACGTGTACGGGACGATGAGAAAGACAGGGTGGAAACCAAGCCACCAAAAAAAGGCGTAAAGGAATCAAGATTAGGTGTTCGTTATGCCTTTGGTGAAGGATTTAGTGAGAAAGCAAAAGAGGAATACGCAGCAAAAGGACTTCACGAATACGATCCTGAGAAGCAGGAAGATGTTATTGCCATTGCCAAGTCGATAATGGAACTGAATGATTTGGATAAGATTCAGCGTATATTTGACAACAAACAATTACCACGCAGGGTACGAACTGTTGTAGGTGCGTTGTTGGCACAGGAATATTCAAATCATGCAGAGAAGTTCTTAAAGGCAGGTGATTTAAAAAACGGTGATGACTTTATTGACAGGGAGCAAGCTGTGATGAAGTCCATGCAGGATAATTTGGCTAAGGAATCGGGTCAGGACGTTGCTATATTTGGCAATAAACTTATCATGGAAATTCTTACACCGTATAAAACAGCAAGGCAAATAGAAAGAAGCATTACCAATCGTCGTGATGATATTCGCAAGAGTAAGAGCTTTAAGGACACCAAGACTATTGTTGAAGGCGAGTTGAGTGATTTGCGAAGAAGTGTGCTAAGAGAAGTCGGGAAACAACAGCGTGTAGTAGAAGCCAAGAAAAAAGCTACCAGAAAGAAAGACCCGGAAAAGGAAAAGATACGCAATAGAATATCTTCACTTAAAGATCAGTTAAGGGCAGCAAGGCGTGGTTCTGCAAGTATGTCTATTGTCGGGTTGTCAAGTGAGGAAATTGAAATACTTGGTAACATTGCCGTTGAGTATGTTAAACTCGGATTTGTCAATATTAAGCAGTTGGTTCAAAAGCTAAAGAAAGATGCTGCTGATGTTGGATTGACCTTAACAGACGAACAGGCAAAAAGTGTTATTCCTAAAATTGACGGGAAGGATGTTGAAACATTAGAAAAAGAACAGGCGATACAAGAGGCCGCTGAAAGGTTGGCGTTAAAAGAATTTGGACACGTGGCTGACAAAAAGACAAAGAAGGATGATCCGGTCTTGCAAATGGTTAACGTCCTTGTGTCTAAATTTAAGGAAAGAGCAGAAGAAGGTGAAAAGCCAAAAAGAAAATCAGCCCTTGACATAGTTACAGAGGCTATTGTCAACAAGGATAAATACATGAGTGTATGGAAGGCAGCCAAGAAAGAAGTTGATGACCTGATTGACGGGAACGAAGATTTGTCTGCTGAACAAAAAGAGTTGTACAAAGAAAGAGTGGCTCAGGCTTATAAAAATGCCACTGAGTTCTCTGTGTCTGAACGGCAGGTTCAACAGTTGATCCGGGATACGTTAAGAGAACAAAACATTTCGATTGACGATGTTGTCAGGGATCATTACGATCGCAAGGAGTTACACAAACAACAACTTATAAGAGATTTACAGAAAAGAGCCGGACTTGATGGGGAAGCGGCACAGGAGTTGGCAGATGTGATTGATAATGCGTTTAATACCCTGATGGCCGAAAAGGGAACAAAAATAGTTGACAGGTACTTAGGAAAGAAAAACAAAAAGCAAACAAAAAAAGAACACAAAGACGAAGTAGCAAGGCTTATTGAATTGGTCAACATAGGCGCTCTTGATACCGTCGAGGGTAACGAATTAATGTTGGATTTGTATGGCGTTAGGAATTTAACCTCAGAGGAAAAAACAAGAATAAAGAATCTTTCTATGTTAGTTCAGAAAACCAAAAGCCCACAGGAACGCCACAAAAATGCACAGAGGTTGATGTCGTATGTGTATTCGCTTCAAAAGGTTGATCCGGCAGAAGTAGCGATTGGGTTTTGGTACGGTAATGTTTTGTTTGGCATGGGAACTCATACGAAGAACTATTTTGAGGCTTACATTAGTTCTTGGGTAGAAACTTTCAAGATGGCGGGACTTAACCCGATGGTGTTAAAACGTGCTATATTGGCTCACTTTAGGGGATATTGGAAAGAGGGCGGTGTTCGGCTTAGAGAGACGATGTGGACAGGCGTTACCCCTATTCAGAAACGATTCGATATTCCGGGTATTTTGGAAAGGGGTGATTTTGCAGCAGCAGAGGGTAGCGGTATAATAGGCAAGGTGAATATGACACTTTTGAATTGGTACAAGAACGCATTGAAGTACAATTTAAGGTTGCTTCCGGGATTCGATTCACTTATTTATGCGTCTGCACAGGAAGTAGCGGCAGACGTAATGGCTACAAGAGAGGTGTTGGCCTCACATTATGGTCAGAAAATGACAAAGGAATTGCGAAGACAAGTGCAGAAGGAAATTGACATAAAGTTGGCATTGACACCGGACATACGTGCAACAATTGAGGCGAAGGTTGAAAAAGAATCACAAGAATATGCCGACCTGCAAGAATCGTTGGGAGAACCACGAACAGGTTACTCCAAAATGGGAAAAGCTATCCGTGTTTATGAGCTGATTAACGAGGCCAGACCGATTAACATTGTTCAAGATGCGTATGATATAGCAGGAAGGACTTTGGGTAATATCGCTCCGTATGGGCTTATTGGAAGAGTGGTTACTGTGGCGTCTAATCAAATGTTACGAAAAGTTGAAGCGACGTTCAGAAAGCCTATTTACCAACTAAAAAACATAACCAAAAAGGGACGACCTGTTTTTACTTTTCAGGAAGGAAAGGAAATTAAGGTTAAGCCACTGGCATTAGTTATGGCATTTACCCGTATAGTTGCTAACGTTGCCACAGGTGCATTGGGCGGTCATTTGTTGGTCGCTATTGATCGTGCGAGAAAGGGCAGGTATGGAATATTTTTGGGTAAAAACGATCCTTATAGGGTTGAAATGACTGAGTTGGAAAAAACGACATCTAAAAGATGGATATGGCAGCTTGCCACACTATATACCCTGTTGTACATATTAACAGAACCCGGAGAGGATGACGAAGACCCTGTATTGCAGATTACGCTTAATGGCACTGGTGATTATAAACGAAACAAAAAAGAATTAGAACCGACTGGATGGAGGCAGTATTCTATTATTGTTACAAACCCCTTTAATCGCGAAAAGGATTTCCATATTGACTATCGCTTGCTTCGCCAATTTGCCCCCCCATTGATGGCTATTGGGTACATGAGGGATCAGCAGAGGTATCAGGGTAGCGAAAAATCGGATATGGCACTGTTTCTCGAAGGATTGTTGGTTAGTATTCCGCTTATATTGGAAACTACGCCTATATTTGGATTAAGGAAATTGACAGATGCTTTCTTTGATATAACCAAAGGGGGAGATGATGGTTTTAATAAGTTACTTCAACTTACAGGAGGCATGGGAACGGGGTTTATACCTGTTCCACGTGTGTTTAGTGATTTTGAAGATATATGGGACACCGTAAATGGAGAACCACACAAGACTGCCATTACAGGATATGAAAAGTTGTTGCAATACATACCGTTTTATGGCAAGGTGAAGCCATTCGGGAGAACGGCGTTAGACGTGTTTGGATACGAAATACCGGCTGCTTTTTCTGTTAAGTCGATTATTGGCAACAGTAAGGAGAATCCGTTGATTCAGTATTATCTTAATAATGGGTACAAACGCCCTATTCACGAAATGAATAACACATCGTTTTTGCTATATGACGAAGACGGTAATATTGTTAGAAGAAAATTAAAGGGAGGTTTCGGCAGGAGAAACGAGGTAGAGTTGTTTAACGACTACGATCAGGCAATTGGAATGGCTTTTGAGAAAGCTGTTCAGCAGGCAGCAAATGATGGTTTGGAAGGGCAGGAGATGGTTGACTTTTTGGATAAGTCATGGAGGGAGATTGTCGATAATGCCAAGAAAGCTGTGTTTGCAGCATCACAGGATTTTCCTGTGAAATATGATAAGGATGCAGAAATTATTCAATGATTTGATTAAAATGTTTTGAGATTGTAGCCTCACTTGTTGAAGTGGGGCTTTTTTTGTATAGCATGGTTAAGTGTGTATCTTTGTGTGAAAAGTACCAGCCCATGTATGACGAAGAATTAAGTAAACTAATTAGTGAAGCGAGAGAACTATTTGGCAAACTAAAACAGCAGGCTGAGGTAAACGAAAAGCAGATTGCATTGTATCAGGATTTGCTTGATAAAAGAATTAACCACATGGAAAAGACACTATCGGTATTCAGGAACATCGCCATTACATTTTTTATAACGGTGATTGTTCCGTTTGTGATAGGTGGTTTTACCATTAAGAACACCGTTGACAATCTTGTGGATGCTGATTTTGCAACAAAACAGGAATTGCTTATGAGTTTGGGGGAGGTTGTTGACCGGCAAACTGATGCACTTGATCGTGCTGGATATGTTGACGAAGCTAAGGCGTTTAATGAAAAAACTAAGGAAGGATTGTTGAGGATTTTTAATTACAAATCAAGAAGCGTAAAAGAATAATGGCAACTTTTAAAATTAAATGTTCAAAGAATAAGGCTCAGACGGAAATTACCGTTAAGCAAACAGATAGCACAAGCCTGACCAGCGTGTCGTCTATGGTTGTTAACCTTTACTCAGACGACCTTTCAACGGCAGACAATACCTACACGCTCACAGCGGGTGAACTGGCAACGCTGAAAGCAGATGGAGAAGTGTCTTTGGCGGTGTCAGATGTTATCGGCAGCAGCGTGGCAGACGATTTCTATTCACTTGAACTGTCAGGGGATAGTGATGCTTATCTGTCCAACAAAGCAGGTATAGGGTACACGCTGACCGCTAAGGGAAAAGTTTACAGTAAACATGGATTCGTTGATGTGTATGCACCTGACTTTCGGATTGACAGGGTGCTTCACACAGCGCACATGCTCGTTGCGGAGATGGACGCTATCGAAGATCAAGACCCGACGTTGCAGAAACGCGTGGATTTCACTTCGAGGCTTGCCCTGTTAAAACAAATATTGCAGTATGACTAAGTTTGAATACATAAAAGAAAACTGTGCCAGTGTACTTGTTCAGTACAGCAATGGATTGGTAGATGCAATGTTCAATGGCACGGATGAGATTTCGGATATACTGGATCACTGTTTGAGATTACACTACCTGTGGGGCGTGTTAAGCGAAATAAGAGAATCTGGGGGACTTTTATACGTTGGGGATACCGAACTATCAGGTGCAAGTTTGGCTTCGTTAAACGGGAAGATATGGCACTACAACGGCATATTTTCAGACGTAGATTTGTCTGATTACTCAAACGTGGTAACAGATGACGGAGATAGTGGAACGTGTGTGCCCGGAACTGATTCTACAACAGACGACCATTATCGTGCAGGAGAAGTTGCTGTATCAGCAGGAAGCGGAACTGTAACGTTTATTAAAAACGGAGTAGCTTCGCCGTTGGCAAGTTCTAATTACAGGCTTACTGTATATGTAAAAACAGCATCGGGATACGAACAGAGAAATATCGTTGTAAGTGCGAAGTACGCAAGCGGGTTCGTGTATGATGATGTTTTGGAGGCAGGAACACTTAATTATGTAGCAGAATTAGATACATAGAAATAATGAAGAAACTTTGGATATTGTTTATACTGGTAATGGTTACGGTCGTAACAAACGCACAAGGACTTGTGGAGAGGTACGTGCGTGCGATTGAAATTTTGCAGACGAATCTGCATTTTGTCTATCAGGGGACTTATACACCCGTTCAGGATATAACCTACCACGAATTTAGTGCGGACTCGCTAACGTGGAGAAAAGACTTCCAAGAAGGTGATTGTTATATTCGGTTTGCCAATACGACATCGAACACAACCAATCCCTATACAGGACTGTCGGGTTATCACGATGACTGGTGGGTGTTTAACTTCTGTACCTGCAACGGAGCGATACAAGAGGGTGGTGGCAGCGTTGACACAATCTTTGTGGACTATGGAACTTTAGTGGATACCGTGTTGGTGGGAGAATTTGTTAAGATACCACAGCCAGACACAATAACAGGTTCTACTGTGAACTATCAGGACACGTTGACACACACACACGAATTGGTTATCTATATAGGTGACAACGAAGATGTGGACACGACAGGCGTGGCAGATGGGTACGTGTTAAAGTACAATGAGATTACAGGCAACTGGGAGCCACACCCTGATTTGATTGGTGCAGGGGCGTCGGGTGAACTGACTGTTTCGGAGATTGATGACGATCCTTCGGTGGAAAACGTTGTTGAACTCGTTGTGCCGGCTGATCACTTGGAGAATTTAGGTGCAGGGAAAGTGTATCTTGACTTGACGTTAGACCCTGTGAACGGGGAAAATGATTACTGGCGAACAGATACAGTGAGGGTAGCATCGGGTGATACGAATATAGAATTTAGTTCACCGCTACCTGCCGCTGACTATATCATGGCTTCTCTTTATGCTGTTTTGGATAACGGTAACAGACAGGACTTACAGTACGATAGTTTAGCGACAGATGGATTTAAGGTTTTATCGGTTATTGATTCAGCGTGGGTGCATTATATTGCGATAAGAAACGTGGATTCGTTGTTGTCAACTGTGGCAGATATTGGTCGGGTATATGCGAGCGCGACAGACACTACGATAGGATACCTAAATCAAAGTGTGGACGATTCTACGATAACAGTAATCAATCAGGAGTTGACGGTAATAAACTCACCTGATGCAGATTCGTTGGGTGGCGTGGCGGCTTCTGCTTATTTGTTGTCTGCAAGTTATGATTCGACTTTTGTGTGGCTAAACACAGATACTCTTTTCGTGGGGAGCGATACTATCGTTGACAACATAATAGCGAACTACGACACCACTGGGTTTAGAATAGATCAAAGTCAGATAACCAATTTAGGTAGCATTGATTCTATTTTTACGTGGGTGTCTGTGGATACATTATTTCTGTCAGGGGACACCGCCATAGCCATACAAAAAGAAGCACCAGGTCTTGCTGACAATTTAATATTGGCATCAAAGGCTTACGTGGATAGCACGACTATTGGTGCAGGGGGTTATACAGACGAACAAGCACAAGATGCTGTTGGGTATATTTTGGCAGACACGAGACATGTTAGCTTTACTTATGACGATCCTACTCCTTATATTAGTGCTACGGTAGATTCTACTTATGTTACATTTAGCTTGGACACGTTGTTTATAGGGGGTGATACTATTTTAAACACTTTGATTGCTGATTACGACACAACTGGTTTCCTCATAACAGAAAACCAAATATCTGATCTCCAAAACTACTTGACGACAGAGGTGGACGGGTCAACAACCAATGAATTGAACACGGGAATGAGCTGGAATAATGGCACAAACACGATTGCGGTTACAGATGCGGGTGGGAGTGTTGATGCTGTTATAACAGGGTTTCTTGAGGCGGAAACAGACCCTATCGTTGGGGCAGTCAATGGAATTGTAAAAGCGAACGGTGCAGGGAGTATTTCGGCTGCTGTGGATGGTACGGATTATAATTCTCAAAGTTTGGATGATGTGCTGGCGATTGGAAATACCAGTGCTAACACGGCTGATTTTGACAGTACGTTAACTGTTCAGATGTTAAAACAAGACGTGTTAAGCGGGACAGAGACAGGTGATATAACCCACGATGTAATGAATGGCAACGTAGGAGCGTATCGGGTAGATAACGCAGGTGCGTTGGTTGTGAATATCCATAATCTTTCAAGTGGGGTTGGTGGTGTGATATATCTTAATATCGCTACTAATCCAAGCGGAATAACAGTCAACACATTTTCTGATGCGGGGTTAACTGGGCTAACAGAAATAGAGTTTGGAATCGTATCGTCAACGCTGAATAAGACCACTTCGATAGCGTTTGATTGTGTGAGTGATGGCACGAATACCTATGTAATGCTAACATACGGAGAATCGAATTAATGAAACGTGTGTGTGGCTTATTGGATAATAATCTATAATAGTAATATATTTGTAAAAAAATAGAACATGATATACAACGAAAACAACACACGGTACAAGGGAACAGTAGATGTCGCAGTCGATACTATAATTCCACAACTGACATTGAGAAACGGCACGCTGGCTGACGGATATGTAGAAGCAGACAAAGCAGAGAAGTTCACTTTTCAACTATTTTCAGACGACATTAGCGACAGCGTAACGTGGACATTGCAGGTTAGCTTAGACGGAACTAATTGGGCGACAGCAAAAGATTCATCTGACACGGATATAACAGGGACACTGGTTAAGGATACGGCAACCGTGGAATCGTTCTACGTGCCGCGTAGAGTTTTGTGTCGGATTAGTTTAACGAGAACCACAGAAACGGGCAACGTAGCGTATATTATCAAACCGGGTGACAACGACAACTAATGAAAACAATAGGAAGACCACTATATAAGACGATAGGGCGTGTGATAGGGAAAGGCGCACACATTGGCTCAAAGTTGAACCTATCACCTGAAATAGAAGCCTACATTTCGGGACTAACAACGCCACTTTCTTCGGCACAAGTTATAAAACTTGATACCTTTATTAAGGCGTTAAAAACCGGACTTAACATAAATGCTTTGTCGGATGTTTTTGATGTAATGTACGTTCTTGGAAATGAAACAGCAGAGGCAGGATTGCGAAACCTTGTTAAAAATGCTCACCACGCCACGGCTGTTAATTCTCCTGCCTTCACAGCATTTGAAGGGTTTGCAGGAAATGCTATAGACAGTTACATTAGAAGTAACTACAAGCCCCTTTCTAATCATGTAAACTTTACCTTAAATGATGCTGGGATGGGGGTTTATTCGAGGACAAATATTATAGGAAAAGACCAGTATGAAATTGGAGGACGCGATTCATCTTCATCTAAGGTAAATGTGTTCGGACTTAGTATGATTGCAGACAATGCAATAAGAGCAATTATAAATGGCACATCAGCAGGTGCACCCGACAGTCTTGTGACCAATTCAAACACGACAGGATTGTTCACGGCAAACAGAATAGATTCTGGAAGTATAAAAGTATATAATAATAAGTCGCTAATGGGAACAAAACTACATAATTCCGATATTGCGATGACTGACTTTGAAATGTATTTGCTTTCTGCTAACAATGGGGGTACACCATTGGCTTTTTCGCAACGACAAATATCTTTTGCGTTTTTTTCACGAGCATTAACTGCGGCAGAAAACAATGTTGTTTGCGATGCCTTCGAAGCCTACATGGATTCTAACGGGAAAGGAGTAATATCATGAGTCATATAATCATTTCAGCACAACAAGCCGAGCAAATTAAAGGCAGATACGGCAAGTATAGCGCAATTGAGCCTATCCCACTACCTGACGGAAATTATATCATTCCTGAACGTTGTTTGTCAGATGAAGATTTGTCAGAGGCAAAGGTAAAGATTGAAGCGGCAAACGGTGATGTTCAGGATATAGTTGAATTACCGGAAACTGGCATGGTTACAAAGGGTACTATTTTCCGATATGAAGGAACTTATTCGCACTTGTTAATTGTTGCCTCAGACCACAATAGGGAAGAATACGCACACTTTGACCCGGAAACTGTACCGACTTTATTTACTTATTTCCGTGAAAATTCAGATGATTTAGAATGGATTCCAAATGAGTATGTAAAACCCGGATGGAAGCGAGTATATAATGGTGAACAGTACGAATTTACAGGAGCGGGTCAAACCTTGACAGTGGAAGGGCAAACACCTGATTTAGTTCCTGCAATATGGACGAAAATACATACAGGAGAAGATTATCCGGTTTGGGTACAACCTACCGGGGCGCATGATGCTTATGCAACAGGCGTTATTGTTCATTATCCGACATTAGAAGATGGATTATGGATAAATAAAATAAATGCTAATACAACTAAACCCGATGGTGATATACCTTATAACAGGTATTGGGAACCGTATGTGATTTAGTTCACCTTTGGAACTATTAGAAACATTCAGGGCTACTTCGGCAGCCTTTTTGCTGTCAGAGGGCGTTTAAGACGATCTGAGCAACGATCTCTACGCAAACGATAAAATATACCACTCAAATAAAATAACGCATGAAAACAAGCGAAAACGGCGTACAGCTTATAAAATTTTTTGAGGGAACCCACGACGGAGACTTAACGAAGATTGGGCTACAACCGAAACTTTGTCCTGCCGGCGTGTGGACAGTAGGATACGGACACGCACTTGGGAAAGGCAGTCTTGAAGAACTGGCAAAGAAGTACCCAAATCTAATGACGATAACAGAAGAAGAAGCCGAGGCGTTGTTGAAGAAAGACCTGCCACGGTATGAAGCGATTGTACTCAAGAACACAAAAGGACTGAAACAACATGAGTTCGATGCACTTGTTTCACATACTTACAATACAGGTGGATCGGAAACGCTGTTCAGGTTGGTAAATGAAAGGGGTAACATAAAAGATTGGTGGTTGTCAACTTACATTACGGCAGGCGGTGTGAAGCTAAACGGATTAGTTAAGCGGCGTGAAGCAGAGTGGTATCTGTTTGAAACAGGCAAAAATATATCCTTCGTGTAAAGGTTGTATCTTTGCTAAAAATAGAAACATGAAGAAAATACTTTTTATAGCGTTTATGTTTTTGGCTGTGGCTTCTAATAGTCAAGTCATATTTGGGTATTACGATAATTTAATACGGGCTAAGGATTCACTTATTGTTGACGTGGATTTTATGAAGTCGGCTGATACAACGGTTTATTTGACAGATGTGACGTACCATGAGTTCAGTTCCGATTCTGTAACATGGAGCAAAAATCCATCAGCTACCGATAAATGGATGCGTGTATCTTCGGATGCTAAGTTTACGTGGAAGGTGTTAGACCTTGAAGGATTAGAAAGGTATTGGTTAAACGATGGTGTCTATATTTACAACAACGAAGATTACGGCACGAAGGTTCACATAAATACCGCATTGGTAGATTCGTTTGATTTGAACGTTGGGGGAGATATTAATACTTACGGGTATATTTTTATAGACAAAGACAGCCTAAGTCATACCAACATCTACAATGGTGGTGCTGTGGCTGGAATGTACTTAGTGGCTTCGGGTGATACTGCCGTATGGCAGGATTTACCTTCTGGTTTTGGGGAAACCAACCTTGCGAGGAATGTTAATAGTCGTGGCGTGGGGGTGTTTGAACAAAAAACAGACACTATACTCGACTTTAGGGGAATTGCTTCTTTGACGGACTTGCTTACTGTCAATCTTGCGTCAGGTGATAGCACCATTGATTTAGACTTGGCATTAAAAACAATAACCGCAGGAACTGGATTGACAGGTGGTGGTTCTATGGAAAATGATATAAACTTGGCTGTAAGTATCCCATCGTTGCCTGCCTTTGTCAGTACAGTTGATAATGCTGCGGACTGGTTTGCTTTTTATGATGCTTCCGCAGGGATTCATTACAAACTTCACGTAGAAGATTTTTTAAGCGATGTTGATCCAAGTGTAGATTTATTTATAAATAATGCCTTGCAGGAAACAAGCATAGATACGCTTAATTTAGTTGCCGGAAAGAACATAGTATTGAGCTATGCAAGTCCGGGAAGGGTTCATATTGCTTCTGCGCTCGATAGGTTTATTCACGAACCAGATGCCTATATTGCTTTTTCGGGTTATTTGTATTCTTATGATATATCAGAAGGCACAGCGTTGAGTTTAAGTAATGCACCAACGGCTGACTGGGCTGCTAATAAATCATACTCAGAGGAAAATTATATCTGGACGGCCAGTGGAACATCTGTTTATAGATACGACATAGAAAACGATACTACCATTGTTTTGCCAGCAGCAGACAACGAAATACAGTGGCTAATAGGTGCAAGTGATGGCATATACGCTATATCAAGAGGAGAAGCGTATTATATAAATAAGACATCGGCAAGTCCAACACCCGTGTTTTACGGAAGTACTGTAACGAATTATGATATAACAGCAGCTACGAGCGTTGTTGATGGTGATGAATACTTAGTTTTGTATAGTGACGTTAACGATAGAATCTATTACAAGAAAATCAGGTCAGACCATTCGGGGTTTGACAATGATGCGTGGACAGCAACCACATGTTCGTTAGGAGAAGATGCACATCATGGTTTTGGTGTAGCAGACCCGTATTGGTGGGTGTACGACGAAAACAACGTTACTAAGGTGTTTGAATCCACATCGTACCTAACAGCAGGCAGTGGCGATTGTTTGAATTACAGAAGCGATTTTAAGACATATTTGGTTCCTTCTGGGAGAGAGTTTTTAGAGGGCAATACAGACGCTATTATAACGCTTGAATCTACACCTGTAACTCCATTGTCGGCCACACCAACGTCGTATAATATTGTTTCTACGATAGCAGGCGAAGACTATGGAACGGTAAAAGCAAGATTAGATATGGGTATTTATGTTTCACGGAATAATACCATCGAGTATAGTGATGATTACGCCTACGAACAAGCAATAAGCGATTTTGTGTATGATATACACGCACAGCCTGTAACTATAAGTGTGTTTAACACAGGAGTCAATGTTATTGTTGGTGGTTTGGGCTATGTGTATTTTCATGCCTACGATGAAGACCCAAAACAGTTTATGCAAAGACAAGTGTACGTAGTTAACAACGCTTTAACAAGGGCTACGAAAGTAGAATCGGCTATTACGTTTGTTTATTACGATAGCGATTATACTTCAAGTGGTGACCCCAAACAGCCATATATTCCAAAAGGATTTGACTTGTTAATTGACAGCGTTCGAGTAGATCAAGACATTGATACTTTGAATATGGTCGCAGGAGATGGAATTTCTCTTACTTATTTAGGTGGTAATGGTGGTGTGGAGATTGGTGTTGATAGCACAAGATATTGGAGCAAAACCGAAATTACGGAGGCCGACACTACACGATGGGGCGATTCGGGCACCGACGACCAAACTGCAGCAGAAGTATCATATACAAATACTACAAGTAATCTTACTGCTACTGATGTACAAGCAGCAATTGATGAAATTGATGCTACAGTTGATAATATAATCCTTACTGGTGGAGATAACTGGGGTAATGATGTAGTAAACTCAGACATTACGCTAACAGGCGACGGAACCAGCGGCAATGTGCTAAAAGTTGACACAACCCTTATTCCTACTTACACCCAAATGCGTGGAGAAATTTCAGACAGTATAGCCGGGTTAAGTTCAGGAGGCGATGGCATTACTGCATTAACCGGTGAAGTTACAGCAAGCGGCACTGGTTCGGTTGCTGCAACAGTAGCAGATAATGTAATTGATTACGGCAATGTGGATGAAACACTGAAAAGTTCAACCACAAACAACACCCTTACTTGGGACTTTTCGGCAAACGGAATAATTTTCTGCACGCCTTCAAGCGGTACTGTTTCATTCTCAAATTATCAGGTAAATAAAAGTATAACAGTAGTACTCACGTTAAGTGGTGCAACAATAAGCTGGCCAGCATCGGCTAAAATTCTGGACGGTTCGGCAACATTGGAAGATGGTACATTTTACGTGTACATTCACTGTATTTCAAGTTCAATTTTCACAGTATCCATAACTAAAGAGGCAAGTTAAAATGAAAAATCTAATTTTATTAATCAGTCTATTTTTTGCGTTTGCCTGTAATGGACAGGTGCCGAGCATTGGGGCATTTCAGATACCGGGCATACAAACTGCAAGTTGCGGTGATAATGTGGGTTATTCAACATTGACTTATACGGGTACTTTTTTTGGTTATTCAACCCAAGAGAGTACTGGGCGTGGGACTTGTATAAGTGAGGATGGAACGATTTTATTTTTAACTGGTTCCTCGGGAGATGATATTGATAAATATACTATGTCCACAGCGTGGGATTTAAGTACTATGGTGTACAGTCAAACTTTATTATCAGCAGGTATAGAAAACTCACAGGATGTATTAATTAGTGCAGACGGCACTATGATTTACATGTTAGAATATAACAGCACCTATGATGTTAAAAAATATGTTTTATCAACCCCCTTTGACTTATCAACAAAGGGAACTGCAATAAATATTGATTTTACCGAATTTAGCTTGGGATATACTTTTAGTTTTGTTGAAAGCGGAAGTCATTTACTAATTCAAGACAATACTATTGGGGTATTAAGGTATGTTCTAACAACTCCCTATGATATTGAAAGTGCAACATACGATATTATACTATATACTATGGATGATTTAACAACCTACATAACAGGTGGAATTAGTAATATTCCCTCAATAAAGTTTATAAATAATGGCTGTGACTTTTTTTGCACAACATATACTTCGGGTATGCTTTATCATGCAAATTTAAGAATCCCATATGGTATTTCGTCGTATAGGTATGTTACAAATGACCAGGCAAGTGGTATTAGTTATCCGTGGGACTTTGAAATAGATACTGGTTCAAGAACAATCATTATTCAAGATTATACAGGTGATAATTTTAGACAATATTCTTATTAAAAATTATACAACATGAAAACAACACTTTTAATACTATCACTTTTCCTTTCTGTTACGGCATTCAGCCAGCAGAAAGCATTAATAAAAAATAATGAAATTATCCAAACCGGCATTCCAGAAAAGTTTACCTGCGAGGATGGCACTTTTTATTGGGGTGGGTATAAAAATGTACATGATAGCATTCATTATAATGACGGTTGGCGTGATGTAATTGTGCCGGAATATGACCCAACTACCCAAAAACTCGGCCAACGGTATTACAACCAGGACATGGATGCCGTTACTTACCCGGTACTGGATAAAACAGTGGAAGAATTACAGGCCGAAAAAGAAGCTGTTCTCGATGCCATAGACATCGATATGGATATCATGGCCATGAAACGCCTGCTCCGCATTCTTACAAAAAATGTACTCGAAAGTGATTCAGTAACCCAACAGCAGCTTTCAGACCTTGCCACCATTTACCCGAAGTGGCGCATAAACGAATACTACGAAGCCAACGAAGTATTCGTAAAAGACGGCCTGCTTTTTCGCGTTATCCAGACACACACCTCACAAGCAGATTGGTTACCCGAAACCACAAAAAGCCTCTATACCGCATACCGTGTACCCGGCGAAATTACCGAATGGGTACAACCCACTGGCGCACATGATGCCTACCAAACCGGCGAAAAAGTTCTGTATAATGGCAAAACCTGGGAAAGCCTGATTGATAACAACACCTGGAGCCCGGATGCATACCCGGCAGGGTGGAAGCAATTATAATTCAGTGATTTTATGAACTTTCTAACAAAAATAAAAAACAAAGTAGTTGAACTGTTTCAGAAGATAACAGGTGCAGCGAAGAAACTAATCCCGGTTGGGATAAAAGTAGTAGAAGTGATAAAAAAGATAACCGATTCACAGATTGCTGATGTTATCGTCGAACTAACTGTGAACACAGAAATTGACAACAAGATACTTGAACGTGTCCGCAAGGCACTTCCGAAGATTCTTAAAGAACTCGAAGAGTGGGACGATGCTATCAACGAAGAAGAAGCGTTAAAAGCATCGTTAGCGAAGATCAACAGCTACAACAAGGCACGTCGCAGCTTGTTGTACTTAGGTATTGCGACAGAATTAAACAGGGAGCTAACGGGGTTGGACTACCGGACAGCGTTGACAGCCACACACGAAGCGTATAACGAACCAGAATTATTAGCATAATGGAATTACTATTTTTAAACATTTCGGAATGGGCAATGGGCGGCGTAGCCGTAGCTGTTGCAGGAGTTATCGTAACGTTCTTTAGAAAGAAGGGCGTGAACCTGAAAGCTATCTTTAGCAAAGCATCTAAGATCACTAAAGAGATCGGTGAGGCGTTTTTAGAAACGTCAGATGTATTTGCAGAAGCAGACAAAGCAATTAAAGACGACGGCAAGTTGGTTGAGAGCAGCGTGAAAGATGTGATCGCAGCAGGAAAAGAAGCTGTACTCGAATGGAAAGATGTTATCGTAGTTGTTAAACCAAAAAAAGGGAGCAAATAGCTCCCCTCTTATCATGGTTTTAGTAGCAACAGTAATTATCTTGTCAGGTTACTTGGGGTGGAAACTGTATGAACGGATTCACCTCAAGTAAACTTCGACGTAACCTTTCCCGTGTATCAATTCGTCCACCACAGCCGTTTTAGGTAGCGTAGAATCGTTTAAAATCTCTGAGAGGTATATTTTATCACCCCGATGGAGAACGTTGCTTAAAACGGCTGATTTGCTGTATTGTGGAAACATGTACTTAAACCCAATATCCCTGTCTTCTGTTGCAATTAATTCAGATATTTTATCCTGCCACATATCATCTATGTCGCTCCAAAACTCAAAACCTTCCGGTGAATCAATCCATCCAAATGCCCGTAATATCCACAAGTCTGCACTATAAACGTACATAACATCGGCATAGTCGTCTTTTGCATTAGCCCAAAACCTGTCAAATACACCATTCTCTTTTAGGAATTTTTCAAGCTGCTCTTCCATGTTATTTAATTTTATTAATCCAATTCATACTAAACCTAAATAAAATAGTTCCATCGTCACCTGTTATGGCAACGTTTTGCCCACCGTCAACAGAATATATCTGTGTTTCAACAAACGGTATATCGTTATACGTACTCCGGTATTTGACAAACGCCCTGTCGTTGTCCATACGAAAATCTTTAATAAATAACTTGTTTTCTGTGTCTGCCGGTATGCAGGCTATTATTTTACCCATCTTTTGTATTTTAATTTATCATTCTTCCTATACACACGTTTCTTCTCAACGGCAATCCACACATCGTCGGTACGAAACTCGTAGAACGTGTTGTTTTGCAGTTTTAGATAAGTGTTCACTTTAAACCCCGTTTGCCGTCTGGCAATCGTATCAATTTGGGCAGGGGTCATCGTGTATAGGTTTTCTCTGTACACGCTGTTTTGAACGAAGATGTGATACCCCACACCCACATAGTCTTTGGGGAACAGTTCTACGTGTACGGTGTAAGCGACCTGTGCTGTTGCACCCCAAGAAAGCAATAAAAATAATAGTAGTGTTCTCATAATAAATAGTCTTTATTCCACGTTGATTTACCTTTGCTTGTCCACGGCCATGTTTCTTCTGCCTCTTTTACTGTTCTGTTGGTGTAATACAGATACCAAAGTATTTGTTCGTAGTAGCTATCATCATCACCACACGGGTCAACCCACCAAACACAGAACTGTAATCCAAAGAAAAAAACAGAAAACTGAGGCGGCCACTCAAAGCGTGGTGTTCCGTATTTGTCCTTCCATCCCAAGTTAGTCCAATGTATAGAGATAGGCCAGCCAACAGCTATGTAGTAGTCGCGTACAATCCAATACTTGTTTCGTAGAACCATTGGAAGGTTTTTGTAGATAGAACTCTGTTTATCACGCAGCCACGATCTTCCGTGTACGTGCTGTTCGTATTCTTCGTGTGTTCTACGCTTTAGTTTGCGTATGGTGAGGATACTACCGTTGTAGTGCCACGGGAAGAAATACGGTGTGCCAATCCGTGCTTTGCCGAAGTAGTACTTTCTTACAGGCTGTTTGAACACACCCCGGATTGCTTTCTTTAGTTCGCGTAGTTTCATTTCATTTTTTTATCGTAATCAAATTCCTCTGGAAATCTTTCATTAGCCCACAATACGGGTTTATTTAAAATAGCATCCTTCATTTTGTTCAATGCAAATGTTAAGTCATCAATACAGCTTCCAGCCACACTTGCAGGTTCCTTTGAATAAGCATACGGAGTACCATCTTTCTCGTAGTGTACTTCGTGAACGGAGAAAAAGTAATCGTCTTTGTCCGGTTGTACCATCATTCTGTAATTCCAACTCATTTCTTAAATATTTTATTAAACAACTTTTTTATCGGATTGCCTGTTTTCTTAAAGTCTGCCTCAGTCAATTCTTTGAACTCAAACCCGTTCTGCCGTGCTACCCACTCGCAGTACTCATAAGCATCTTTAAAGTCCTGTGGTGCTTGCCTCAGCATTATTTCACGCAGAGTGTTACTCATAACATCGTCGCCGTCTGTGGCGTCGCTAAACCATCTGCTGAACGAACCAAGAACATCGCTTACCTTAAACCCGTAAACGTTCTTCCAGTTCGTAGATTTCTTCGTCTGTGAATCTTTTTTCTTCATCGTTGATTATAATTAAAACTTCATAAATATCTGCCCACCGATTGATAAGCGACGTATCCGGTGGTGTCCAGTAGTCGCCCATGTCGTGTTTATAGTCTGCGTATATTCCACCTGTGATATATACCTCTGCGTCTGCAAACACTATTAGTTCTTCATTCCATTTAAAGTTGTCCCCGCAGTAGTTTGTTTCAATAACGTACACGAGGTTCTCAAAAGTGTATTTTAAGCGTGTTTTTATCATACGTGGTATATTTTATCGTTTCAACTGAGAAAGTGGCTCAAAACGGCTTAAATTGCGTCTGGAGGCCTATTGTGACTTCTTCCACAACCAACAAAGACCAACACCAATACATACAATCCATGTTACCACCCAGACCCAAAAAGGGGGGTGCAGAAACAGGCAGGCAATAAACCCTAAAACAACTGGTATTAAAATAAATGGTAGTGGCTTCATAACATAAATTTTAAAAGTTGAGCCGGATAGAGGAATCGAACCCCTGACGCTGTGAGTACAAAACACATGCTCTACCAACTGAGCTAATCCGGCAAAGTAGCGGGAGTGGGAGTCGAACCCACTATCTCTGGCTTATGAGACCAGAATGATTTTCCGTTTCACTCCCCCGCAATGTAAATAACTTCAACAAAGATACTAAATATATCGCAAACTTTCAAACCAATTTGGATGTTCTATAACATGTAATTCAGGTTTTTTGTTTGTAAGCACAACCGGGTGGCGACGCTGAATGAACTCAAACAACCCCTTCCTGCTGACCACGTGTGAACTTTTTGGTGTCACAATCCTCATCCTGTCGTCTAAATAATTGTCTGCTTTCTCCACTAATTTGCAGTCGTACCCAAACGATGCTACAAAACTTGCCCTGTATCGTGTCAGCGGTGATATTAGTTCAAATTCTTCTTTCATATTGTTATTCTTAATATCGTTTCTTGTTTGTGTGCCTTATCTACTGATTTTGGATTATAGGCATCTATCCAGTCTTGTGTCGGGTATGGTTCGATCCCTGATACGTCCTGCAAATCAACCTTAATAGAATCAATTCTGTCTCCGTCAAACACGATGTGCAGATTTTGGCTTGCCCTGCTTACAAGTAAAAGCGCATCTTCTGCGTAGTTGTTTGAACCACACACGGACGAATTGCGTGCATACATATCAGCTATCATTGCTTCGTGTATGTGCCCCCAAATAACAAAGTCAATCGAAATGTCCTTAACGGCGTACTTTCGTATCAGCTTGCTAATGTCTTTGGATATGTCCTTTCCTATTTGGTGTCCGTGTACAAGCAGAAAGTTTTTACCGTTAACATCAACTACTTCTTCATATTTGTCGCATAGTCCGAGAAACGATATACCATCGCTGTCTTTTAGCTTATATCGCAACACGTTGAAAATTGTAAAGTCATAGTTGTCGGATACGAGTTCGTTGCTCCAGTTGTACTCTTTTCCTGTAACACGGGATTCGTTGCCGTTTATTCCAGCTACGTGAACGTTAAAATGTGTGTTTAAGTGAAGTATTGCGTGTTCAAGTATCTGAACAGAAATGAAGGTAGCTTTAGACCTGTTGGTAGCCATTGACACTAATTCATCCAGCCTTCTGTCGCTGTTCATCAAGTCCCCACCTAAAAATACAAACACATCGCTTACATTATACAGGTTAAAGTAATTTATGGCTTCTGAAACCAATTTGTGTATGCGCTGTGATGCAACCGTGAAGTCGTACTTATTCCCTTTAATGTTTATCAGTTCGTTAAAGTGGGTGTCTGACAACTGAATAACACCAACGGCGTCTCCAACTACATCGTGATAAACCGTTTCCACTTTGTACGGATTATCATCGAATATACGCATCAGTTCTTTTGCGTACTCTGAAACAGCATTTTCCACTCTGGCATATTCGCGGAAAGACTTGCGTTCTATCCTGTTTATATCCATCATGTGCTGCTTCTGTTTTTGGTATCGCACGTTTTGTTCCACCAGCGACTTGTCTGTCTCAAACATGTTCGACACGTAGTCTATATTTTGAACAAGCCACCAGTAGTATCCTGCTATTCGTTCACCCATGCCGTACTTTTCAGCAACGGTATGCCTTGACGACATTTGGGGGTCGTTAAGGATTTGTTGAAATAATTCTTGGTTAAAATCCATGCTTATAATCTATTAGTCCATTTTAAGACATACTCATCCAGTTCATCGTGATATGGCTTACGCCAACTATCTGTGTGCAAATTTAAATCAAATAACACAGCGGGCATATTAAAGCGTCCTTTGTCCCTTGCAACACGTTCTTCACCAACCCTGTCAATACGTTCAGACGTTCCACAACGTACACGTATGGTTTTTATGTCGTACACTTCACCGTAGTTGGCCTTTAACATCTGCAATCCGTGTTCGTCTATTACATAGGTGTTTTCTTTTTTCACATCAGACTCCCTGCAACAGTATCGGTATTTACCGAACTCAGTAAACGCAATCATGTCGTCAAACGTGTCGAACTCTTCATCTGAAATAAATGTGTGTCCATCTTCGTCGGGTGTGCGTCGTGGTCGTGTGGTGTAACTCTGAATCAAATGTATCCCGAAGGTGTTCCGAATGTATTCCGCAAGTGTGGATTTACCTGAACCGGACTCACCTACGATAGCTATCACTAAAGGTTTTCTGTATGCCATCCAATGAACGTACTTGTCAGCGTGTTTCCACCCTCTGAACCCACCCATGTTTCGATCATCAATGTAGATGTCAGCAGATAGCTTTCGTGTGTCCATACCGTACCGTTCTATCAGTTCTGGCGGGTTTTCGTTGAGGTGGTGGAACATTATACTGTTTGCGTACAAAAAGTCCTTACAGCGTTCTAAAAACACCCCTGCACGGCACGTGTTGATAAGTATCGTGTGCCCCTGATTGTACCACTTGTTTATCGTTTCTTTTGCCCCTGTCATTAAGTTTCCAATGTCGGGGTAGTTCTCGACTACGATTACACCGTCGAAGTCAACGGATATGATTAGTTTGTTCATAACAATTCCGGGTTTTGGTGAATGTTGCCGATAACTTCAATTGTTTTATTAGTCCATATTTGCATAGAACCATTTGAAATTTTTCTTAAATTCCATCCGGCCTTATTTTTCATCCAGTCGAACTCAACTTGCCATTCACACCACTCCATCACACAAATCTTTTCTGTGAATGGATATAATTTATCCACTTTTACTATATCCCCCTCATAAATTTCAGTCCCGTTTTTGTCTTTAAGTCCTGTATATTCACCTACTGTTTCGGGAATAACAGCAAAACTATCATCCGAATCAATTGGAAATATTTGAATGTCATTTATTGCAGCATGAAATAAATCACCGTAAACCCATTCTCCTTTTTTCCACTTTCCTTCATCTGTCAATCCCCTAAATTTTATTTCTCTCATTTCAACAACTGTTTAAGATTACTAACTCCAAGTTCACGCATTTTTTCGATATACGTTTTCAGATTCTTGTACGCTTCCTGACCTTCCGGTGTAGGATTCCCGTTCCCGTCCACAGGCATTTTAAGTACGTTTAACACGTTGCTCAGTTTATCCAAATCGCTTACACGCGACTTCTTAATCCCCAAGTACTGTATTCCAATTTCGTGTAAGATATACTGTTCGTTGCGTTTTGTTGTTTTAACCACCGCACAATTGTATCGAAACACATGAAACCCTTTCTCTGTGTATTGTTCCTGAAACGTAATGTCGCTTTCGGGTAGGATAAACCCCTGTTCAAGAAGCGTTTCTTCAAGCACGTCGTACCATTCCCCTATGTCAGAGAAGTCCATCGGTGTTTCAGGGCTTAACCTCTTTAACTCGTGTGCCGGAAACCACGCTATCTTTCCTTTTATGTATTCAACCATATTAATCCCTTTTTAACGTATTCTTCAATATCCCTATACTGCAATGCTTCTGTGACTTTATGTTCCTGATACTCTTGTTTCTTTTCTGACCAGAAAAAGTACGTTTGTTGTTTTACTTTGTACTTCGGATTAGAGTACAGGTCAGGATCGATAAAGTCCCAAAAGTCTATTGCCTTTCGCATTTCAATCTTAATTTTGCTTCATCAACTAACTCATTCCAATGTTCGTCTGTTATGTTTTCTCTCATTATTTTGATTAACGCAGAATCGAGAGATTCCCTTTCATCCTTAATCATTTCTATTTTTTTCTTCAACAGACTATATAGATTGCCCTGCAACAACTTTGCTTTTTGCATCTTGTTAAAATGTTGCGTGTTTTCATATTCTCCTGTGTCGTCATAATATTGCTTTGCATTTAGCAACTGCATATCAATAGCAGCCACATCCATCTGCTGTTGCATTAACCACTCCTCTAATTGCAACAGATCATCACACGCAAATACATCGTCTGACGATAAACCCATACTTCTATTCTCTATTACGAACATATTCTTCTAAACTAATATAGTTGTATTTTAATTTACTACTCCCTTTTTTGTCGCCTACCTTGTAAACTTCACTTTGAACCACGGATTGCGGTGTAAATGTTCGTGCGAATATCCCCTTCTCTGTTAACGACACCACCACCTTTTGAACGTACACACCCTGACTTAGAAGCCACTTCTGATTGATAGGGAAAGTTATGGCAGAAGTGTTATTCCTGCCAATAAACTCTCCCTTCACATCAATCAACGAAGAACCCTGCTGAGCAAAAAATGGTATAAAACTGTCATGTGAACTCTTTCGATATGGATAAAAGTTATTCGGATACACGCCGCCTTCCTGCCAGTAAAACAACCCGTGTGCGGATTCATCCCACGTAACGTCAAAATCGGCTGTATAAGCGTGTTTCTTCGCCAAGACAATACTTTTATCAACTTCATCATTTCGTTTCGTTACAGACGCTCCTACACACCTCTCAGGGCTTAATTCAAATGATTCCGGTTGGTAGATTATCTCGGTAATGTATCCTGCATCTTTTAGCTCCGTCAGGTATTCAAAGAACATTTCTTCTTCACGACTATCCATTCCACATCAATTTTTCGTATTCAATCATTGTCTTATCTGTAATCCGAATGTTAGCAATGTCGTGTACACCTAACCGATAGATGTTTTCATCGTATTCAGCGAAGATCACATACACACCGGAAACAGGTGTGAATACGTCGTGATACTCTGCAACTTCTTTACCGTTTTCGTCTGTGGTTTTACCCGCGTATGCCTTATCACCCTTTACGTCTGTGAGTTTGATAACATCAAGAATCACACCGTCCACGTAATACGGTTCGTACACAACTGAACCTATTTCATAACCTAATTCTGCATCAATCTCAGGATCGTAGTCCCGTTCACGATATTTTAGTGCTTTGCCTCTAAGTGGAAACATATTTCAACATTAAGTTAGATAAAAATTCACAATCAGCAACGACTTGTTCTTTAGCTTTTTCAAGTCTGCTTTCAATCAATTCAAACACTTTCTTGTCTGGCTCAACAACAACTTCCAATGGTGGTAAATCAGGATGATAGGAAAAAAACACATTATAATCCCTTTGGGAAGCCCACAGTTCAAACTGCATTTGTTTAAAGTAGTTGTTCGGAACTTTTCCTGACTTCAAATATCCAACCTGTGTATTGAATATAGGACACTTAATTTGTAGCAATCCGTCATCGCCAATAAGTCGGTCAGGACTTACCACAACCCAATCATCCACCTCTATAACACCAATCTTTTGTGTCGAACATAAATGCAATGCCTCGTAATATTCAACAGCTTCTTCCTCCATTTCAATACCACGTTCCATGTAACCATTGCTAAAAGACTTACCATCTGTTTTTCTGCCGGTAAACCGTTCCTCCACAATACGACTAATTAAACTGTTGTAGCCAGCGGTGTTCTCGCCCATTAGTAGATTATCTGCCACAGATGCACTGAACTTTCCGTATTTAATCTCATGCCATTCGGGTGTTCCCTGTTCTATGTCAAATCTTAAATTCATACAAGTTTCTTTACAATTTCTTTTTCAACGGCTGCGTCAATGTCATAAAACTGTTTTAGTTCGTCCATCGTCTTACCGCTTTTTATAAATTTTACAGCGTCGTCAACCTTTTCTCTTGGGAGTTTAATTTGCTTTCTTTTGTGTGCAGAATCGAGGGAATCATTGTCTTTCCCATCGTCAATACAGAACAACCCGTTTAAAGCATATTTCCTTGCATACGACGAAGATGCTCCGGTTATCTGGCTTGCATCCATTCCCTTTCTATCTTCCGGGTGCATAGCAAAAGCAGAAACGCTGTGTGTAAACGATTCGTGTTGAAACGTAGCTGTTGCCTTAACAAATATCTTACCACCGATCTCAACAACATCATCAGTAAGCGTCAACAACGCACCGTTCTGTGTACACAATGGTTTGGCGGCCTCAAGTATATCTTCTGCTGAACGATACTTATAATTACCAAATTTATTGAATTGGTTCTTTGGTGCTTTTAATGTTCTTTGTATTTCAATTAGTTTTTCCATATCTTTTACTTAAAAGTTCTTTCACGTTACTCAGAAAGTTTTCGTGTGCTTCGTTAACAAACTCCACACACTGCAACCAATCTTTATCAATATATTCTTTTACTCCAATTTCAGCAATCTTCTTACTTACCTGCTCGTAAGTAGCGTAGTACCCGACAACAGGAAACGATTCCTTGCCAAAGTTCTTTCTGTCTTTATCTTTTACTGTTCTCTTTTGGTACAACGTAAAGCAATCGGGATCGCTGTCGATGTACAAGTCTTCCGTTAGCTTTTTCATTTTTTTAATGCTTCGTTAAAAAACACATCTGCCACACGAATTAGTTGCTGTGAATCAACTTTTTCTGCTCCTGCAACCTTAGCTGCGTTGATAGCCGAATCAAGACAATTCACCCATAAGGCGGGTTTAAACGCTGTACGATGCTCTGTAACTGCCTGTTGAGGTGGTTGATGAGCAGGTTGTTGTGGTGCAGCCGAACCACCGCTGAGTATCATTGAACTTTTAGTTACAATACTTTTGTACCCGTTCTTTTCTTCAAGAAGCAATTCCACTTCCTGACCTTCTTTCATTTTGTTGCCGTTTTTATCCACAGGCCACACTTCGCCGTTCTTCTCGTTGGCAAGTCCATTGTACCACTCACCGTTAACCTGAACTCCGTAACCAGCGAATTTTCCGTACTTACCTTCTTTCGGTTCTTTAACGTTAATCTTCTGAATGATTCCTTTTACTAAATCCATAATTATTGTACTTTAATTTTGTAATAGTTTCCTCCTGTAATCGTATCTGCCAACTGCTTCCAGCTACCGTCGAACTGTTTCGTTGGTCTTACTACCTGACTTGACTTCATGTCAGCGTCAAAATAAATTGTCAATGCCTGCGAATGAGGCGCACTTTTGTCTGATACCATGATTTTATAATTTAAAGTTATTTTTTAATCTTCTTTGTTTTTCCAATATTATTCAGCAGAAGTTCGTCTGCCCGTTCTCCGTAATTCATTATTAAAAAATTCTGACAGTTTTCGTTGAACTGAGTTAGCCGTTGTAGGCTCATTCCTGCTATGCTCTCTACCTCAAAACTGTCCGGTAAATCGTTGACCAATGCAAACATTTTTTGCAGTTCTTCTTTGGCTTCGTTTTCCCCCAATCCACTAAGTTCAGAGAACGTTGGAACAATGCAACGATGAAAAAACGAATTAGACCGCAACCACTTCTCATATTCGTCTGTTCCTTTTTCCGGTTTGTGTCGCACTGCCATCAGGAAATAAGGATATGGAACCTGATCTAACTCCTGCTTTGCATCGTGTTTATCCTGTGGGTGTGCAACGTACTTACGCATCATGCACAATATCGTTTGGGTCTGCTTCCTTTATAAGATTAAACTGGTATCGCCTTACGGCACATTCCATTAATCCATCTATCGCTTCTCCAACACGTCTTGATGCGTAATCTTCCCACGGTTCAACGCTGTCGCCATCGTTTACTTCTCTCGGTGTGGCTGCCGCCAACATCATCAAGTCATCACGATACATTGTTATTAAGGATTCTTCTTCTTCCATAAGGTGTTCAACATCTTCTGGCACAATCCTGTTTATGTAAACTTCTTTTAAAATTGTTCCCCAACCCATAATTTAAAATTTTTCTGTAAAGATAATAAATAAAACACAAAGTACGTTACAATTCTTTAACAAAAACACTTGAAATCTTCCTCCAATCCAAATCCCTGTTTATGTTATAAAACACATTCATACGCCAATCAAACACTTTTTCTTTTTCGTCGTAGTACTTATTCCGCTCCACCTGATACCCGTATTTGTCCCGTCTGGGTTCGTAGGAGTACGTTACAACGACTTTTATGTTCTGACCTATCAAAGTATCCACCCGGTTCTTTACGTGCCTTATATACGTGTTCTCGCTCATGTCAGGTGGCTTTGGTTTAAGCGCGTGACCAAATCCTGCAAGGAAATTCTTTAGGTCTTTCGTGAACAAAATATCGGTGTATGGCACGAATGACACTTTTGTTTTAAGCCCATCCACGTTAACAGGTTTTCGCTTTAACTCGATCACAATATAATGAATTCCTGTTTTTGCCGTCCTGAGTTCACACCCAGATAGCCAGCAATCATTGTAGCCAAGCAGCCACAGTTTGCCCTGTGCCGTGTTACCGTTTGAGTTCGTGTAGTACCCATTTCTTAACACCGACATTTTTGTCAATAAATCGTTTTGTTTGTCTTTTAAGAACATAATGCAATAAACTTTCTGTCCTCAACATTCACTCCGGTCATGTGTTTTGATTGATACAAAACCGTCCGCTTACTTTTTTTGTGCAACCTTGCATAAGTAGAACAACTCACAACCTGGCACGTATCTAAAATTACTTGCGCAACTGTGCAAGCCCTGACCGGATTTTGAAAACATATATTTTGAATTTTCCTGATTTCTGTTGGTGTAAGTTGTTGTTTCATAATTATTTGTTTTGTTTGCACGGGTGTGCATTACATATACAACATAGTTAGCGGTTATTAGTCCGCTGAATAGTGGCGTGCTCAAATGGTATTAAATCTTGTCCGTAATCCGCATATACACCGTAGTGCCTTTCTTCAACATCTACCATTGCCACTTCTGCACTAAATGTTTTACCTCTAAACATTTCGCTCTCTGTTGGCTTATCATCAAATGTCCAACTTATTGTATCGCCTATTTCTGCTATTAATTTATCCATAAGTAAAGTAAATAACAACCGCTAACAAGCGGTCATAGTTAATAAAGCCAATTAAAGTTTGTATTTCATAGGCTGCGATAGTGGGTGGCTTTACTAACCATACCGCATCTACGTTGTAAACAATAAATACTACCATAGTGCCATTTGCGAAGTGTAGTGTTTAATCCGCTTACAAGCCTTATCATAATACGTCTTATCAATTTCATATCCAGTAAAATTCATTTTAAGTTTATGACAAGCAATTGCAGTCGTTCCGCTTCCTAAAAACGGGTCCACTATATTCATTCCTTCATCAGCTATCATATCAAGTAATTTAGTCCAACTTGGCAGGTGTTTCGGGCAATCGTGCCAAGCAGCTTCTTCTTGCATAGCAATATTTGTTTTGAATATATCGTGTCCAATTCGCTTTTGATTTTTACCCCAAAACAATACAGGTTCATAAGCATTAAATCCACCTAAAGGGCTTGGACTGTTTTGGTTTGGTTTGTGCCATATCATCATATGTTTTGGGTCTTGGTTAATCCAAAACTTTAGGTTTTTATAACCAACAGTCATTACAACAGTTTCACAAGTTCTCAAAAGCTCATTTAACCAATCTTTACACCATTTTTCGTATTCTTTCGCTTGGCGTGTATCGTCATATTCATTATACTTTCTGCCTACATTATAAGGTGGGTCAGTTAATGCCAAGTTGAATTGCTTGTCTTTACATTCTCGTAAGGCTTGTAAGCAGTCTGTATTTATTAAGTTCATTTCGTTCATATTTTACCGTATTTACAGTTTACAACACGTGGTATAGTGCATAGCGGTTTTAGTGTTTAATTCAATATTTTTTGCTTTCTATTTACTTCCGTACAGTTCGATAGGCTTGTGCATCTAATCCGCTACGACACCATACCGCCATACGTTATAAGCAAGTGCTACATTTCGTCTCCGAATAGAGTTCCTGCTTGTAAATCTTTTTCTTTTCTTTTTTCTTCCACCCTCTTTTTTGCTACCTGAAAATATTTTTCTTCAAGTTCAATACCTATGAAATTTCTATTCAAATTCATACAGGCTATTGCAGTTGTTCCACTTCCCATTGTGTTATCCAACACCGTTTCACCTTCATTTGTGTATGTCTTAATCATATACTCAAAAAGCGGTATAGGTTTAATTGTTGGGTGCAATCCACTTGTATCGGTATTGAATTTTTGCCAACTTGAAGGAACTCTCAAATCAGATAGTTGGTTTTCAACCCTACCTTCAAATTCTCTGTAATTTTCAGACTTACTTTCAAACTTCACATTATATTTTACTCTATCAAGTCCAGCACCAGTTCTTTCTTGCATTTGCTTATTGTAAGTCCATTTACCCTTGCTAAAAACCAACACATGTTCGTGTTCCTTCATTGGTTCTCTTACTGTATTTGCAAAATTACTGCCTCTGTTTTTCAACCATATCCATTCGTGTTTAAAATATTTTGGTTGGCTCATAATCAAGGCACTTGAAAATGGCTGAGAAGCAGTTAATACAATTACACCTGTTGGTTTAAGTAGCTTCCAATAAAGTTCCCACATTGGTTCAAACGGAATTACTGCATCCCATTTATTACTCGTTGTTCCATAGGGTAAGTCTGCAAGTATCATATCAACAACAATACCTTCATCTACCATTTTCTGCATTCCCGCGAGTGCTTCTCCTTGTCTTAAATCTATATTCATCCTTTGTTATTTATAATATTTATGTCCAAATAAAAATCCCCAAATATTGAAAGTGTGTAAACAATCCTGTTGTTAGGCATTTTAGATATTTCCACCTTTATTTTACTGCAATCAGTAAAACAGTTTTTAATTGCTTCTATCATTTCATTATCATTTGTGGCTTCTTTTGTCCAAGGCATCGCCATAATATCCATATCACTTGCAAGGCTTCCGTGTAAGGCTAATGCCCAACCTTTATCCATTGCAGCTTGTCTTAAATCGTTCCACATAGCAGCGTAAAATACTGCTCTGCCATTAGTTGTTACATATTCTCTATCTTTCATTATTAAATTTTTATTTTCCCACTGCACAAAAAAGAAAAGAAAAAGGTTTCGTTCTTCGATTCAAGTTCTGTGATAATAAACCGCACCAGCTTATAACAGCGTGTATAAAAAATGGCGTGTTCAGTGGTATATTCAACATTCGTTTTTCAAATTAAGTGTAGTGCTGTATTGAAAGTTTCGGGTTCTAAATCCACCACTTCTTATACACGCAAAACGTTAGGTGTAATATTCACTAAGGTCAATGCTATTTTCAGCTTGGTTGCCCCAGCAGTCCCACCCATTTCGTTCACGCCTCGAAAATAGTTCTAACTTGTCTGCAAAAGAACACCTATCTACAAGGTCGTAGAACCATTCAGGCTTTACGCTATGCGGCAGCCTTTCGCTCAAAAACAGTGTTGGCTCAACCGCTTTGTCTTTTAATCTAAGGTTACCTTTGGTTGCAAATATGAAGTGTTCAGTCGCACCTCTAAAATAGTAGCCTGTTTTCATACTTGGTTGCCCGTCTGCTTTTCTAAGTTTCCCCCACGTAACCACTGTTTTTGGCTCAAATCCCCAATCCTTACACAACTGCCATCCACGTTCTATAAATGCGTTTGTTACCCACAAATAAAGGTGTGCTTTATCTTCAATCATATTCTTAATTGGCAGTTGTTTCAGTTCTTCCATACTCATTGCCCCATAGCGTTCTTCACTACTTGGAGCAGCACCGTAACTATTAGGTCGGTGTTCTTTTGCTGATGCTGGACCACGCCCTTTATATTTCCAAGGTGGGTCTGCTATTATCGTTTTATATTTTTTCATCTTTCATTCTTTTAATCCGTTCATACTACACCTAACAATGTGTAACAGGCATTAAAACGACCTGTTACACTCACCGTTAGCCGTAATTTACGGACGACTAACCAAGGTGATGTATGCCATTCTTAATGCGTTCATTTGTTCAAGAAATTTCTCGTATTCTGGTTTTGGTAAATCTTGAATGTTTACCATATCGCCATTATCATAGTGCATGAATAAGCCAATAAAACTACGGCTAACACACGGTAAAACTCCATCGCCTTGTTGTTTATCAATATTTTCTGCTTCGTTTTTCATTTTGTAGTAATTTGAAAATTTATCTCTCGTATTTAGAACGGCAACGAGAGTTTACCGTCAAACGTTAGGTGCAATGCCTAAAACAGCCTCGTCTGCGATTTGAAGTTATCAAAACGCTTGTTTGCGGCATTAAAATATTCCTCATCAATTTCAAATCCGACAAAGTTAAGACCCGCCTTATCCGCTGCAATTCGACTGGCTTGGCTTCCGCAATGTGTATCTAAAATCAAATCTCCTTGCTTTGCATAATTAGCATAAATCCAATCATATAGTTTTATAGGCTTTTGTGTTGGGTGTATTGTTCCGTCCTTCAATAGTTCAACCCTGTTTATTTTAACAACCCTTGTGGCACAATCAAAACTACTGTATGCTAATTCTGCATCACTCATTGTTAATCCTTCTTGACCTTTATACCAGACAATCCACCCTTTTGTGCCTTTGTTTAAATGTTCTACAAAGTAATTCGCACCCCAAATGATTTGATTTTTAGATACACGCCACAGCTCATCAAAGTATTCATTTGAAGGTATATCATTATCCCATCCCCTGAATTTATGCTCTTTTCTGTTTGCTTTCGGGTTGTTCAAATTAATACTTTGCTTTTGCCCATCAATCCCTATCCCGTAAGGCGGGTCAACTACTGCCAAATCAAAATAATTGTCTGGATAATGCCGCAAACCAGCGACACAGTCCATCAAATAAACTTCCGAATAAGGCACTGCACCTAACACTGCATTGCCGCAATGGCGGGTGACGTTCTTTATTTCAACTTTTGTACTTCTATCAATCATTTGTGCTGGTATTAAACTTTTGTACTTCTAAACCGCCACTGACGGCAATGCTTTTACGTTATAAAACATTTGCTTTCGCACGCCACTGTAATTTAGGATAATCTTTACCCCATTTTGGGTTTTGAATATCCATTGTGCAAAATCTTTTTGCTGCTTGCATTGTTGCAAATATTTCTGACCTATGTCCCGGAACTCTATTTGAATAATACTCAACCAAGTATTTCCCAAAATGTGATTTTATTGTTAAAAATTTATAGTCCTTTCTGAGATTTGTCGCTTCAATTTCCATTGCTAAAAACGTTTTATAACAGCAGGTCAAATGCCATGCTGTTGAAGTTTGTGCCGTGATTTGAAAATTGTGCAGGCACGGCATTTACCTGCGGAACGTT